CTACGGCTGACACTACGTTTGTGTTTAGCAACCCCCCTACGACGGGTACTGCCCTCGGATTTACGTTGGGGCTAACTGGCCTGTATATTTCTGACGGCTATGACCTAGCTAATGCAGAGCCACCTGTTTATGGGAGGTTCAGTGTTGCTGCTCAAGAAACAATTCCACAAGACATATTCTTCAAACCTGATGGCTTAAAGATGTACGTTATTGGGTCCAGTGGAGACGATGTTAACGAGTATGATTTAAGCACCGCTTGGGATGTAACTTCAGCATCTTACTTACAGAACTTCAGTGTTACCGCCCAAGAATCAAGTCCAACTGGCATCTTCTTTAAGCCTGACGGCACAAAAATGTATGTTGTTGGGTCCAGTGGAGACGATGTTAACGAGTATGACCTGAGTACCGCTTGGGATATAAGCACTGCGTCTTACTTGCAGAACTTCAGTGTTTCCGCCCAAGAAGCAAGTCCACAAGGCATCTTCTTTAAACCTGACGGCACAAAAATGTATGTTGTTGGGTCCAGTGGAGATGAGGTTAATGAGTATGACCTAAGCACTGCTTGGGATATCTCTTCATCTAGTTACTTACAGAACTTCAGTGTTGCTGCTCAAGAAATAAATCCAACAGGCATCTTCTTCAAGCCTGACGGCCTAAAGATGTACATTATTGGGCAATCAGGAGACGATGTTAATGAGTATGATCTAAGCACAGCTTGGGATATAACTTCAGCCAGTTACTTGCAGAACTTCAGTGTTTCCGTTCAAGACACAGGTCCACAAGACATATTCTTCAAACCTGATGGCACTAAGATGTACGTTATTGGGTCTACTGGAGATGCAGTCTATTCCTACACCCTAAGCACAGCTTGGGACCTAAGCACTGCCAGCTTTGACTATCCTACTGAAGGGTACTTCAGTGTTGCTGCTCAAGAAGCAGCTCCACAAGGCATCTTCTTTAAACCTGACGGCACAAAGATGTATGTTATTGGGTACACTGGAGACGATGTTAACGAGTATGACCTGAGTACCGCTTGGGATGTTTCTACTGCATCTTACCTTCAGAACTTCAGTGTTGCTGCTCAAGAAACAGCTCCAACAGGCATCTTCTTTAAACCTGACGGCACAAAGATGTATGTTATTGGGTACACTGGAGACGATGTTAACGAGTATGACCTAAGCACCGCTTGGGATATCACTACGGCCAGTTACTTACAGAACTTCAGTGTTTCCGCTGAAGAAATAACTCCACAAGGCATCTTCTTCAAACCTGATGGCACTAAGATGTACGTTATTGGGTCTACTGGAGATGATGTTAATGAGTATGATTTAAGTACAGCTTGGGATATCTCTTCATCTAGCTACTTGCAAAACTTTAGTGTTTCCGCTGAAGGCACTCCAACCGGCATCTTTTTCAAGCCTGATGGCACAAAGATGTACGTTCTTGGGGCTGATGGAGATGCAATATGGCAATACTCCACAGGCTTTGCCGGAGATGCGACCTTCACATACCCTGCCTCTGTCGAGTGGCCATCAGGTACACCACCTACCGCCCCTGCTGACGGTGAGACGGACCTACTAACGTTCCTCACGCAGGACGGTGGCACAACTTACTATGGACGATTGATAGGCGACAACTTCAGCTAAATAGGAGCTCCAAATGCACGTTAAGATCACAAACGACCAGCCCGTAGAATTTCCCTACACAATCGGGCAATTTCGTCGTGACCACCCTAAGACTAGCTTTCCTCGCATCATTCCTGACACGATGCTGAAGCGCCATCTGGTGCATCCAGTGATTGAACTGTCTAAGCCAGCCTATGAGCCGTTGGTACAAAATTTAGTAATGGGTGATATGCCTCACAAAGAGGTGATCCGTCTGAAGACAGAAGAAGATGCCACAAACCATATCACAGGCGAGGTAGACCAGTCTCAGGTAGATCAGCCTATTCACGGTAATCGCTGGTTCATTGGCTACACGGTCGTCAACAAGCCACAGGATCAGGCGGAATCCGCAGTTCGCAACCAGCGCACTCGCCTGTTGACTGGCACAGACTGGCAAGCCCTAAGCGACAACACCATGAGCGAGGCAGTGACAACCTACCGCCAAGCCCTGCGTGACGTAACCGCACAAGAGGGCTTTCCGTATTCTGTCGTGTGGCCCACCAAACCGTAGGAGTAGTACATGCTAGGTTTTAGCCCTCTCGCCTCTGCCGCACTTGCGGATGATGGGGCTGTTGCTGAAGTAATTTACCTTCTTAACGGCGATGACATTACTACGGACGAAGTTACCGCAATGGTATCTACTTGGTTTGATGGTTGGTAGTATGGAAAAGGATAGCTGGCACTTGAATAAATCAATACCCATAACTTTTGTGCTGGCTATTTTAGCTCAGACTATGGCGCTGGTGTGGTTTGTTGCATCACTTAATAATGGAATTGCAACAAACACAAGAGACATTATACGGCACGAGTCACGAATAATTGCGCTAGAAAATACTGTACAGGCACAAGCGGTTACTATGGGACGTATTGATGAGAATATAAAGTCTATTCGGCTTATGATGGAAGAGAGTCGTAGGGAAAAATAGTATTGCTATGTGTACTGGCCTTCGTTTCTTTTAATCACGCATGGACTACTAGAGGTAATACGCTATTTCAATATTGCTATTATGATTGTGGGCTTTCTAAAAACGGCGGTTGGTACGACAGAGTATATAAAGTAAGTTACACCTACGTATGCCCTATAGAGGTTAGGTTTAAATGATTGATCCATTTACAGCGTTTGCTGCCGCACAGACAGCGGTATCTGCTATTAAGAAAGGTATACAATTAGGCCGTGACATTGGTGGAATTTCTAATGACCTAGCAAAGTTTGCGGGTGCTATGTCTGACATTACTTTTGCTCACAAACAATCCGAAAACCCGCCTTGGTATGCCGTATTGTTTGGTGATAGTGGACCAAACGCAATAGATATATTCGCTAAGAAAAAACAAACAGAGGCTTTACGTGCGGAAATTAAACAGTATATACAACTTGGTTACGGGCCAGAAGCTTGGGATGAACTTCTCGCTATTGAAGCAAAAGTGCGCAAGGCTCGTCAAAAAACTCTCTATCGAAAAGCAGAAATACAACGGTCAATTAGGGAGTGGACTCTGGGCATTATTGTTTTGGTATCAGGATTTGGTATCCTTAGCGTGGGGATTTATTATCTCGGCAAAAAACAAAACAAATGGTAAATAGTTATTGACACGTAATATACCTAATAGTATACTTTGTCGTATGACAATAAACGATCTAGTAAGTAAGAATGGATAATCAGTATGGCTAATGAAGATGTAAATACTACAGATACAGAAGAAGATGCTGTAGTAAAACCCTACACTATTAATGACGCTATGGTAGAAAGGGCAATGGCTCCGAACCTACCTACAGGTTCTACGGTATCTCCTGTAGGTACTACTATTACACAAGATCAACTTGTAGGTACTACATTAGGTCAAGCTCCCGATGCACCTACTTCAATGGTTGCACAAGGGGGTGCTTCAACCGCAACAGCACCAACAGCAATTACTACCGCAATGGTAGATCCCCGCTTTGTCACAACTCCAGTAACCAGCGCATTAAACAGTGTTACTGCAGAAACAGGAAGTGTATCGTCGCAAGCTCAAGTACAGGCGGCACAAGGAACTATACCAGATAGCAGTTTAGCTACGGCTATAGGTGTAGATGAAAAATACATACAGGAAGCAAAGGCTGGTACACGGGTTGTATCCCAACAAGAAATTGCTAATGCTGCGTTAGCTTTAAATATTCCTATTGCACAAGCTCAAAAGTTACTAACACCTGTAGCTACTGCAGAGGCAGCTAAATTTACAACGGGTACACCACAAGCTGAAGCGGTAACAGATTATACTGTAGGTACTGTACCTACGGTTGAAGGTGCGGTAGCACAAGAAGAGATTGCTACCGCACAAGGAGGCGACTTGCAAGCTGCTCAAGCTTCCGCTGAACAATCCTTAAAAGATATTCAAGCTAAGTTTGCTAGTGGTGAAGTTACTGCAGATCAACTGGCTACGGCTCAAACAAACTACAATAACGTAACAACGCAAATTGCTAAACGTGCCGTAGGTGATAACGAACTTGCCGCAGTGGCTGGTATAGGTATGTCAGCAGAGCAGGCAGTTGCTTCGGTTAGCTCTTATCAATCTGCCTTAGAGTCTGCACAAAATAAAATATCTGATGGTGAAACCATTACACCTCAAGATTACTATAATCTACCTGCCGCTACTATTGCAAGTATGCAAGAAACTGCTGTTAAAAATGCAGCTACCGCATCTCTTACTCCTGAAGCAAGCGTAGCTACAAGTTCATATCAGTCTACTGTTTCTGCAACACAGGGTCATGTAGGCTCCCAAGAACTAATTGATGCAGAAGCCCAAGGTTTACAGATTGGTCAAGCAGTTGAAGCTGTTGCCGCAGTAGCTAACGAATTAAATACTGCAGCTACCGCAGTAGCGCAACAAGGTACGTTGTCACAGTATCTTGCAGAGGCTTCTCAAGTTAACACTACAGCTAAGGCTACCGTACAAGGACAGATGGCGCAGCTAATGGCGCAGTTTGAGAATGGTACACCTATATGGGCTTCCGGTGCTATGAGAGCCGCTAATGCAGCTATGGCATCCCGTGGTTTGGCTGGTTCTAGTATGGCTGGTGCTGCTATTGTGCAAGCTACTATGGAAGCTGCTCTGCCCATCGCATCCGCAGACGCTAAGTTTTTGTTTGACGCCAATATATCTAATGCAAATTTTAAACAGCAAGTATCTCTTGCTAACGCTGCTGCGCAACAAAACATGGAGCTTGCTAATTTAAATAACAGGCAGCAAGTTGCTTTGTCTAATAGCACGAATGCATTTACACTGCAGACACAAAACTTGTCTAACGAACAGTCTGTAATTCTAGCTAATGCCCAATTTAAATCTGCGGTACAACAGAAAAACCTAGACGTAAAGACGCAGACTTCTCTAGTCAACGCAGCACGGTATGCAGAAGTAAATAATATTAACCTTAATAATACACAACAGGCATTGTTACAACGATCTTCTGAAAACTTGCAGGTAGACATGAGTAACTTGTCTAACACACAGCAAACTTCTTTGGCTAACTTGCAGGTACAAGCTTCTATTGCGGGTCAAGAACTTACTAATGAACAACAGATGTCTGTCCTTTCTTCATCACAGACATTTGAAGCTGCGCAGTTCGACGCTACAGCAAAGCAACAAGCTTTTATGCAAGACGCACAGTCACGTGCTGCCTTAGAAGGTAAGACACTAGATGTACGACAGCAAACTGCGTTGTTTAATGCTTCTCGTATAGCAGAAGTAAACGATATTAATCTAAACAACGAACAACAAGTTCGACTGCAAAAGTCTGCAGAAAATTTACAAGTAGATACTACAAACGCATCTAACCGTCAACAAATAGCTCTTGCAAATGTTCAGCTTAGGGCTTCTTTGCAAGATAAAGTATTGAGTAATACACAGCAAGTAGCAGTTTTAAATGCAGAACGCTACGCAGAAGTTAATAACATTAACCTGAACAATGAACAACAGGCGTTTGTACAGGACGCTACTATTAAGGCTGTTCAAGAGAATAAAACTTTAGATAATACGCAGCAAGCTGTGTTGTTTAATGCGGCTAGGCAAGCACAAGCTAAAGATATTATTTTAAATAACGAACAACAAGCATACATGCTACAGTCTACACAAAACTTTCAGCAAGACATAACTAACCTGTCTAACCGTCAGCAAACATCGTTGGCAAACGCACAGCTAAATGCTAGTTTGCAAGGAAAGGTTCTTGACAACAACCAACAAACTGCTATACTTAATGCCGCACGTTACGCCGAAGTTAATAATATTAATCTAACGAATAAACAACAAGCCTTTGTACAAGAGTACTCAGCACGTACTGCATTTGAAGGTCAAGCTATATCTAATAGTCAACAAGCTTCTATCTTTAATGTATCCAGTATTCTTCAAGAAAGAAACATTGAATTAACTAACGAACAGCAAACAAGTTTGTTTAATGCGACTAGTAAAATGACTGTTGATATGACAGAACTATCTAATAGGCAACAATCTGCCGTAGCTAATCTGCAAGTGGAGGCTGCGTTACGGGGGCAAGAGTTACAGAACCAGCAACAAGTAGCTGTAATTAATGCGGAACGGTTTGCAGAAGCTTCTAACCTACAGTTCTCATCTGAGCAACAGATTATTTTATCTAATTCTCAAATGATGCAGACTATTGGTTTGGCTGAAATGTCCAGTGCGAATACTACGGCACTTCAGAACGCTGCGCAATTAGCTAACATGGATATAGCTAATTTAAATTCAAGGCAGCAAGCAGCCGTACAAAATGCTCAATCCTTTTTAAATATGGACATGGCTAATTTGTCTAACCGCCAACAAACAAACATGTTTAAATCTCAAGCTATGCAGCAAGCGTTACTTTCAGATCAAGCGGCAGATAATGCTGGTAAACAGTTTAACGCAAGTAGTGAAAATCAAGTCAATCAATTTATGACTAGTCTATCGTCACAAGTATCCCAGTTTAATACAGCGCAACAAAACGCTACTAAACAGTTTAATGCAGGCGAAGTTAACGCTATGAGTAAATTTAATTCACAGATAACTGCTCAACGTGATCAATTCAATGCAGCTAACCAACTTGTGATAGCACAAAACAATGCTAACTGGCGCAGACAAGTGGCAACAGAAGACACAGCAGCTGTTAATAGGTCCAATGAAATTAATGCAGCTAATACTTTAGCTATGTCTAATACAGCGTACGATAATTTATGGAACTACTACTCCGACACTATGGAATTTGTGTGGACTAGTGCGGAAAGTGAACGAGAGCGTACTGTTGACATTGCTATAGCAAACTTAAACAATGATGCTAGTGCACTTGCAGTTAGTAACCAGCAAGACTATCAATCATCCTTGTCTTTTGGTAACTTAGTGGGTACACTGTTTACATCGGATTTAAGTGGTAGCTTTGCCGGGTCTATAATAGACAATATTTTTTAAATAGAGGAAAGTTAAATAAATGTTTAACGTATTTGCAAAAGCATACAAGGATATAAAGTTGCCTGAGAAGAAAGAGATTGTTTCTTCTAGCAAAACTAAAGGTTTGTTGTCACGAAATAAGGAAGTAACACCCGCTGATAGTTCATCCAGTGAACCTATGGATCGTATAGCTAACTACGTGGCAAGCATACGAGAAGATAGAATGAGGATTAAAGATGATAGAGACACCTGAAGTATCCCTTAACCGACCTATTCCCGGCATGGGTATGACTGCAGAAGTTGGTAGCAGGCCGTGGCAACAGCCTCCGCAGTACACAACTATAGAGGAAGCTCTTGACTTTTATATCCCAAGGCTTACAGAAGAAAACTTTAACGATCAATTGCTAGACGTTATGGAGATGGGTATTCCTTTAACTACTATTGCTAGTAGCATACAACTTGCAGGCGTCATGCAAGGTAAGCACACGGTTGATGTAGGTGTTCTTATTATGCCAGTACTCATGGAGATGATGGCTTATATTGGTGACGATGCGGATATTAGTTACGTAATAGGGGACGAAGCAGAAACTAATTCCGACAAAATCTCCAGTAGTAAAATTGCATTGGCTATGAAGTCAATGAAAAAACGTTTACCAGAGGCGCTAGAAAATGCTGATGAACAAGAAGTTGTAGAAGTACCAGAAGAAGAAGAAGTATCTATGCCTTCTGGTCTTATGTCGAGGAGAATATAGATGGCGTTTAGCTTTGGAGGTTTTGCCGCAGGTGCAGCGGGTGCAGTTACCGAACGTATAAGAATAAACGAAGACAGAACGCAAAAACGTTTAGAGGAATCACGCCGTGATGCCCGTGCTCTTAGGTTACGTAAGGGAGCCGAACGTGATGCAGAAAAGAAAGCTACGGAAGAAGCCATAGGTTCCTTGACGTTTATGGGATACGCACCGGAAACTGCTGCGCACATTGCTAGTCAGGGCAAAACCGCTGTATCTTTAGCAGGTGATGCAGGTACACGTGCTATGCAGCGTGGCCTAGACATTAATACTATTTACAGTTTGCCTGAAGTTAATTCTAACAGTGCCGTAAATGAGACTATAGATGGTGCCGAACCCAAAGCAAGTACTGTGTTTGGTGGTTTTAACCGTGAAGAATATCAGAGGTTGTATCAAGAACCTGATGAGATTAGCAATAGCTTTGGTGCTAGGCTTGCAGTCTTATCTCAAAAACAATTAGCAACTAATGACCCGAATAAAATTGCAGGTTATGAGCGGCAAAAGGTGACGCTACTAAAAGACTTAAACGCCATGAAAGAAGCTGAAAGTATTAAAGGTGAGGATGAAAAAGGTCCAACATTTACACTAGGTACTATACAATCTAATGTTAACTCAGCAGTCAAACAACAGCTAGTAAACTTTGATTTAGGTATGGACATGGAAGGTAATATTAGGGGCAAGATTGAAGGTAAAGAAGCTCAGGTTGAGGTGGCTAGATTACGTGCCGCAGATTATCTTAATCAAACATTTACATCTTTAGAAGACCCTGTTATGACAGATGCTGTCTCTGCTTTACAGGCACAGGCAGCAACTAATTTAAATAGCTATAAAAATGCTATTTTATCACAAGTAAAAGCAGGGCAGCTACCACTACCGAGCAATTATAAAACAGAGGTCAGTTTAGAAGCTATGATTAACAACAAAAGTAAATATAATATAGGGGACGTTATTGCTATACCGAGAGGTGCATATGTATACACACAAATTGATAATCCGGGCCTTAAAAACGACATTACAGAAGACGAAGAAGATAGGATTCCGTTTTACTAATGGCTGAAGCACTTTCACTTGATGACTATACAAAGTTTAGAGATTCAAACTATGCAAAGTCTAGAGATAAAGAAGATGACGAAGAAGATACAGTAGTCACTCCTTCTCTCCCAACGAAACCCTCCCGGCAAAGGGATGTGGGTGCCGTGTCATTGAGTGTTTATACAGCCCAACGAGATGGTACTAAAGCTAGTGATGTTTTAGTTGTAGAAGATGCGGAAGAACCTGACTGGCTTACTCCTGTCGCTTATGACTCAAGTGAGGTAGAGGAACAACCGGATTATGAATACGTAGAAGACAGACGGTATGAAAAAGTAGCTGAAGAAGTCAAGGATTTTGAGGATTATGTTTCTGGATTAAAAGAAGAAGAACGCATTGCCTTTGATGCTGACATGCGCAAAGACATGCTGGCAGGCGCTGATATGCGTAAGGCTGGTTTGGGGGAGTATCTTATATCGCAACTGCCTACTGGTGCATTGATTTGGTTAGGTAATTCTATGCAAAAGGTTGGCGCTATGTCTACGGACGTCCTTGAAAGTACTTTTTCAGGGTTAAACGAAGCGTACCCAGAAGCCTTTGAGGTTTTAGATAGTGCTATAACAGGTAATAGGTACGGAAATACTGAAAGCCCCAAGAAACTAGCAGACTTTGTGGCAGAGGGCCTTGGCTCTGCGTTTGAATTTACAGAAACTATTCCCGCACTAGGTAGTGTTCAACGAGTTATAAACTCAGCGGTAAATGCCGGAGTTCGTAACCCTACCAAAGTACTCGCAGGTATGGATGCTGACTTAGAGAGAGCTAACCGATACAATGTTGGTGGCGCACGTATAGCTACAAGTAGAGCTAGGGAAGAGTCCCGTAAGGCAGCAGATACTGTCGTCCAACAGAACCGTGACATTGCGGATGAACTTATTCTTGCGTTTGAGGATAAGACGGGTAAGACTATATCAAAAAAAGATGGTGATAACCTAACGTTAGACTTAGATGCAGCCCGTGAAGCAGGTAGAGAAACTGCTATAGAAGTTACAGAACGTGATGGTGCTTTGTTTGATCTCGCAATAGGCCCAGACAATATAACTTCTCCCATATTAAACCCTGATAAATTTAATGGCATTGTTGCTATAGCTGTAGAACTTAAAAAGAAAAACCCAGAAGCGTTCAACAATAAAAAAACTATTATTGATAACCTATTTGAACTTACTGTAAACAAAGACCTTGATGGACAAGGACTGGTAGATGGCTTGAATAAGTACGGCCTATCCTTTGAAGACTATGTGTTGACAGTAGTAGGGTCAGGTTCTGACGCTGGTAAAGTATTGAATAAACTTTCTCAGATTGCTCGTACTAAACCGACATCCGTAGCAGATGATGCGGCGCAAAAGTTATTGCTGGATCAACAAGGTACTATACGTAAGGGTGTCATGCGCATTGAGAACATTCGCCGTGGATTACTTGTATCACAGGTAGCTACGGCTGCTCGTAACCTTACATCTGGTGGCATACGTGCTCCTCTTGAGGGCTTAGCTAACGTAATGGACAGTGCTCTGTATGAGTTTAGTCAACCTATTGGTAAGGGTACGGGTGGATTCTTAGGTGCAGGTAAGAAACTAGCATCACCAGAGAACTGGAAGGACAGCTTTCGGCATATGAAATATATGTTTGATCGTCCTGATGTAGCTAAAGCGTACACTGACTTAGTGCTAGAACAACCTCAACTAGAGTCACAGTTCAACAGGATGTTTAATAACCTAAACGAAATACAGGCACTAACAGGTCGTGGTGAAGGTGGTGCTGCAGATAAAGTACTCAGTGGTCTTGAAGACGTAACAGATTTTCTTAACGTACCTAACCGTTGGCAGGAATACCTAATACGTAGAGGTACATTCTTCGGTGAGCTTGAACGCTTAACTAGGCGTGAGTATAAGATTGATTTAATTGATGCGTTGCAAGATGGCAAGCTTAAAGACTTACTTAATGATGCAAGCTCTGTAAAACCGGAGGGTGCTAGATCATTTATTAACATCGTAGATGACTCCGTAACTAAAGCCTTAGACATTACGTACGCAAAACAACCTGACATACCTGTGTTCCGCAGCACGTCACAGTTTATAACTCGAAATGGCTTAACAGTTATCATGCCCTTCCCACGCTTTATGTTTAACAGCATGGAGCTTATGGGTCAGTACGCAGCAGGCGCATCCATACCCTTGACACGCAAGGTTACAGAGCTTGTAACGTTAGGTAAGGTAGGCAGTGGCCCATTAACAGCCAAAGACAGACAGCGTATATCACGTAACCTTACAGGCATGGCTGCAGTAGGTGCAGCATACATGTATCGTACCAGTGATGACGCACCCGCTGAGTTCAATCAAGTTAGTGTGTCTGAAGAATCACAAGCGGATACTATGCCACTATATCCTGTACCGCAGTACATGTACCTTGGTGAAGCAACTAAGCGTATGCAAGATGGTACGTTTAACGATTGGTTTGATGCAAAAGAATTTGTAGAAACTTTTGCTGGTACGAACCTACGTACTGGTACAAGTAACGCTCTCTTAGAAGAGGTGTCTGCCTTTGCTGATGCTACGGACCTTACTAAAGGGGAATCTATGGGGCGTCTAGCTGGACGTACACTAGGTAACTACTTAGGTACATGGGCTGTCCCTCTTGCGCAGATAATTGAAGCGCAGCGTGTAGCTGGTGTGCGTGGTTTAACATACGCAGATGCAGCTAAAGACCCTACACTAGACTTCATGGGTACATTTAAGCGTGAGCTTATTCGTCCTATTGCACAGCGTGGTATCCTTACTACACCAGAGGAAGAGGCTGCACTACCAGAGCGACAGTTCTTGTTTGCAGAAGGTGGTACAAAGCAACGAGGCTCTCCTATTGCTAAGTTTGGCTTGGGCCTTAACCTAAGCGATAAGGATTCAGAAGCTGGTGAGTACCTAACTAACTTAGGTTTCAAAGACTATAAGCTCGGTAGTACATCTAAGGTGCCAAGCATCAAACGTTTTGAGAATAAGATGCTAGGTGATTTGGTTCCTACTGTAGTAGAGGCCATGAAAGGCTTAGAGGATTATTGGCGGCGTGACTACGCTAAGCAACCCGACTCGTTTAAGGCAAAAGTAAAAGAAGAAAAGTACGTTAATACTAATATAAAACCAGAGATACAAAAACAGTTTAGTGCTATCAAGTCTGCCATACGTGAGGGTAGCATCTCACAAGGGGACGCATACACACGGGCGATAGTACAGTACAGAAACGTAAGCCCTGAGTTACGAAAGATTGCAACCCTAGAGTTTTACAAAATGTATCCCGATAGAGAAATAAATGTTTTAAACACTGAGCATATAAACACACTCATAGCTATAGCAGAGGCTAGGAAATAATAAAAGGGGGCATCAACAGCCCCCTCTTTTTTTGTCTATAGTTAACTTCGTTACATTATCGTGTGTCTCCGCTACCGCCTAACGTCCCTGCCTTTTGCCTGTCAGATAACTTCTTCTCATTCTGAGCAGCTATCATACCTAGTGTAAGGTTGAGGTCAGTAGCAAGTGAAGCGCAGTACCATAGTACATCACCGATCTCACTGGCTATTTGTTCTCGCCAATCATCTGGCCTGTTATCTGGCCCGTCACGAATCAACTTCTTAACTTTGTTAGCTACCTCTCCTGCCTCACCTGATAACCCTAGTGCGGGATAAAGGATACGATGTTCTTCTGGGTATATTGCAGTCGTTGCGGCAATGCGTTGGTAGGCGTTGAAATCTGACATGCTATACTTCTCCTTTAGGAATTGCTCTGCTTCTTGCTGTAGTGGATTCATACTCTCGTACTCTTTTTCGTTGATCAAAGAAGGCTTTGTTAGAACCTCTCTCCCATTCCCGGTACTGCATTGTGTCCTTGTTGAAAGGATTAAATTGCTTACCCCGTCGAAACGCTGAGTAACCTTGGTCAAATTGAAACCTTAATGGTGCATCATACTTGCCAAGGCCACGATTTTTTCTATTAGAATTTTTTATCATAAGAAACTCCTTATGCTACGTTGATTAAAGTTGCTTCGGTATAGGGTACATGATAGAACTGTTCTCCTGTGTAGATGTTAGGTCCATACGCCTCACGTAGTTTATCCTCAGTCAGAATAGAACTGTCTATACGCCAGCACTTATCCATACCTTTGCTGAAGATATAGAATTGTAGATTACCATGCTTAGATAGCAGTTTCTTTTTACGTTCAAGTATGCGTATCTCTGACCAACTAGTGGGCCAGTCACCCGTCCACGCTGTTTTTACTTCCGCTTCACTGTAGTATGTTACTCCATCTTTCTGTGTTACAACGTCTGCGTCATACGACTCTGTGCTATCCACAAGTTCATGCCCCTCACCTGTTAGGTGAGAGATCAATGTTTGCTTAGCTACTTCGTCATACTTAGCGTAAAGATTACGTGAAAAAGGTTTTCTGTATGCGGTCATGGATTACTCCGATTCTGATGTGGTTTCTAGGGTTTTGCGTAGGCGTTCAACTAACTGCTCATTGAATGAGTGTAAGCTATTCAATTGAAAGGCCATCTGGTTCTTTACGTTAGTGCCGTAAGTAAGCTCCTGCACTAACTTGTTTTGTTCCTCTGTAAAGTCATCTGTTTCGTACTCTGTATCATCTAGGGTTAGTGTAACCATGTCAATTCTCCTTTAGGTTAAGTCTACGATCTCACAAGCGTCACCGCTACATGCTAACGTCTGCATAGCGTTGGTGTTGTCCTCTATCTCATAGTCAGATAGCTTACCCCAATCAATCTTACTTGGCATACAGGACAGTAACATATTATAGTCCGACTTACCACACTCTTGATATGGTGCCTGCTGATATGTATGATCAGAGTGTGGCAAGAAAGACACACCTGACATCTCGTCAAAGTGTTCGTATACAAATGCACCAACTGCCATCCACTCACTGTCTAGCACAGTACATGTAATACTAGGTTTATGCTCACACCAGTGACGTTGATACGCAAGCCATGTCTCTAGCTGCTCAATTGCGGATAGGTCATTGCGGGTGACTGACTTGTTAGGTGACTTAACAGGGAAGCTAAACACTGTAGTAGTGTCGCCCTTCATCACACATGGTGAGTTAGGTACACCTTGATCCTTCATAAACTGTGTCAGGCTATCCTTGTTGTCACCCCTTACGGTACGTATGTAATAGTCACTGTGTCTAGCGTGTATCCCAGAGGCACTGTCTACCAGTTGTGATACGGTGCCGGAGGGTTTGACACATGTAATAGCAGTACTATGAGGAATGCCAAGCTTATCAGCCCAGATAGCGTTAGTAGCTACCGCAATGTGACGAAGATGTTCCAGCGTATTTTCTAGTCCCTTGTTCTTAGATGTAGTCAATGGATTGTCCATGATGCCTGTCAGTGACACACCCAACAAGCGTTCTTCCTCTGTGTTTTTTGTCCATATCTTTCGTAGGTAGGGGAAACGTGTCATAGTAGATTGTATTGTACCTAAGATCGTAGCCAGCTTAACTTTCTCTGCTAGAGTTTCCAATGTATCGGTGGATCGTACAACACACTCGGTTAAGTTACAGAACTGATATGGGCGTAAAATTATTTCGCTGCAAGGATTTGTCCCGAACTCAAAGTTAGGATCACGTCTGCCATATTTAGCTGCCTGCTTCTTGGATGCCTCACGGTTGAAGATGCCACGCTCACCTGACTTAGACTCAACCAATGACAACCACTCACGCATGAATGTTTCCATGTCTGGCTTCTCAGTGTACGACACAGAGTTATTTGATAGCGCCCTGTGTGGTGCATTGTCCCACCACTGACCTGACTTAGCGTGACGCATACGATCATCACTAAGATTACTCAATGAAATCATAGCACTACGGCGTACACCACCTACTACAACCACCTGACCAATGAAGCACATAAGATCGTGACACTCAAGTGACGATAGCTTACGTCCTTGTGCTGCCTTGAATGTAGATACAGCAAAGTTAAACAACTCAATCAATGGTGCAGGGCCTGACGCTCTACCGCCAAACGTTTTAAGTCGTGCACCTGCAGGACGAATCTGAGATACATCCCACTTAGGAATTTCACCAGCCCATAGGAGTGCAAGAACTTGACGGAACCCTTTAGCCCACCCTTCCTTACTGTCCTTAACGACAATGACAGACTCACTCTCGAAGAGTTGAGGCACATCTGGGAGCTTACTGATGAACTGGCGCTCAACACTGAAGCCAACACCAGTACCACAGAGGAGAATGTACATAGCCTCATCGAAGGACTTAGGGTCATCTACGGGTAGGTAGCTACAGTTGTAGCCTGCTGTGTTGTCACGGTCTAGTGCTGGTCCCGCTGTCATCATCGCTCTCATAGATGGCATAAGGTTTAAACTGAGGATAGCGTCCTCAATATCTTTTGCAATGCCAATTGTGTCAATGTCCAGTGCTCTACGTACTACGTCATTCATGTAACGTCCTACTGTCTCAGGCCAGGACTCTCTGCGCCCTTCACTCTCAAGCCACCTAGCGTAGCGAGAGGTATGAATGAACGCTTGATAATCCGTTGGTAAATAATTGTTCATGTATATACTACTCCGTTAATATCTTGATTGATTTAATTGACATACCGTCAATGTCATATATGTATTCTTGTAAGGCGTCTCGTACTTCATCGTCAAGCAATCCATCTACAGGCACTTGATACTCTGCCTCATCTATGTCAAGGGTTAGAAATACTTTAACTATCATCTTGTGCCTCAATGAGTCTGTTAAGATACCAATGTGCTTTCTTTAAGTCCTCTACACCATTCTTATATTTGTATCGCCACAAGTACTTTAAGATGTTACCTTGTAGATAACTCTCGAAACCCTCTGGACCTGTTGCTGCACGAATGGCGTCCACGCATTCAATGCCTGCAAAATTGTAGTGTGCAGGTGAATTAACCATGTCTTGTTCATCCATGTTCGTGTCCTCCCTAGTTAAACTTAACGTTGATTACGTTATCGTCAATGGCTACAACTTTTTTTTCTGCCGTTACCTCTACCTCTTTTAGTTCTTCTTGTACCTCTGCAACTATGTCAGCCAGTACTTGGCGCACGTCTTCGTCTTCTTCCATTGCGGGTATAGCTGCACAAACCATAGCCGTTAAGTGCATGAGTTGGAAGTGGTCATGGTCACTCATATTATTATCATCGGTAGTTACTGTACCTACCATCAACTCGCCCGTCCAATCGCCCTTCTTATCTAAGAAAGGGGATAACCTAATGATGTAGTCGTTAGGGTCGAAGTCAATATAAACTTTATCTTCTGCCATGTGTAAGTTATCTCCTCTTTACTTTTTTATATGGGCAGTGGATCAATGCAGGATGCATGTCCTTGCCCTTCTCATATAACCAATCCTCTGGAATGATCCTGTCGTAGTATTGTATACCATGTTTGTCACACCATTGTCCATAGGTACTTTTAGCACCCTTACTTAATTTTTTCTTGCTGCTGGTAAACACAAACCTTATGTCAAGCTTAGGATGTTGAACCTTGACAGCTAAGTGTTTGCGTCTATCATCAGAAGAAAACAATCCTTTAGTTTCAATAATGATCCCGTTACCTAACACAAAGTCTGGTGTGTAGGTGCGGTACATGAGGTCTTCCCATTCGATCTTAACCTCTTCGTATTTAAACTTTATACTGCGTTCAACGAGGTAATCTTTTGTTCGTACTTCGAGGCCACTCCTAAACCCATGCTTCATAGCGGCAGCGAATTGCTTCCCCTTCACTTTATGTACGCCACTATTGGCAATGTCTTAGCTTTTGATACCTTAGATGGTAGCTCCTCAATGTCGAAGCAAGAGAACCTGAAGTCACAGAACTTACAGTTGTCATTAAGCACTGTGTTACCTGATGGTACACCCCTGAATGTCTCAGGCACAGGCGCAAAGCAACGCTCAAACGTATTATCGTTCACTGTTTTTACTGTCTTCTCAAGCTTAGCTATCTGTTCGTCCATGTCAAGACCATCAGCGGGTACATACTTGATGTTACCGTTAGACTTATTGACTACCCACCAGCCACCTACCTTCTTGCCAGATGCCTTAGCGTAACCTGCCAGTTGTCCAACGTATCCGAATGGGTCACTCTTCTGTAGTGTGTCGTATGATTCAAACTTATTGCGGTATGACCAATCGGATGCAGACTTAACGTCATCCATTGCGCCATCCACAACAATATCATATGACCCCTTGATCATAGCGTCACCTAGTTGTAGTGTTACAAAGTTGTCCTTGTCTTCATAGGGGTAGCCAGCCTCCTTAATGATCCCTTTGAATGCAGCTTCTACTATGTCACCTAGAAGCATGTTCATCACAAACGTGGTTGGTTTGGGCAACGCTTCCTCTGGCTTGTTCTTAGCAAACCAAAGCTGACAAGTAGGCTTACCAATGTTAGACATTCGTAAACGAAACTCGTCACGCCCTTTGCCCCCACCAAACTGGCGTCTTATAGCATCCATTACATCTGTACCAATCTGTGTTATTGTCTCTTCGGACATAGTTGATTTACCAGATGTAGCATCTTCAAGATACTGATTGATCGCCAGTTCAGCAGGATGGTTCATTAGACAAAATCCTCTAGGTCAATGTCTACGAACGCTTCTACCGTGTCAGTGTCCACGTCCTCATTCTTATGCATGTTCTCACTCCATGTATTGAGAATGTATACATTGTAGTTCTCAATCCATGCCATGAAACTAGCGAATGTTTCTTGTGACGCATTGTCCATGTCTAAGGTAGTACCCAAGTCGATGTCAGCTACAGGAATGTAGAAGCTGCTACCGTTTGGTAGTTTTACTTCCTTAGTGGTAGAAGTAATGTAGTGCTGCGGGGGTAGTCGGCGCATCTTGGTAAGCTTAGTAAACATCTCACCCATAGTCTTGAATGCGGTACGGTTATCAATCTCCCAGATGAATGGCGTAGTGTCTACGTCAACAGGATTACCATTCTCATCTGTAGCGTTGACCATTTCTACTGTGCCGAACAATGCACGAACACGTTTGATAGACTTGATAAGGTCTTTCATTGTGTCCGGCAGTGCAGCCCAATCCTGAATGAACCCCGCAGGTTTACCGCAGTTAAAGCCACCATCGTTATCCTTCATGTCATTATTAAGATCGTTAGCCATGACACTCTTTACGAAGCGGTTAGCTGTAGTGTCGTTACCCTTGATAAACTTCTTGTACATAAATCGTTGCAAGAAGGGGCGGATGGATACGGATTCGGCGTACACAGTAGGCCCATCGGGAATCTCTAATTTGTATACACCCCCACCAATGACCTCTACGTTCTTCATCTTACCATTGATCTCTTGCTGACCCATGATAGGGGTGTGATGAATGCGTAGACGTGCAAGTGTACTTGACTTGTTAGTTTGCTTAGGTGCATCCGCCGCCATGCCCATTGCTTGAGCCATTGCTGCGAAGTTGTTAGTGTCGATTGTTGTAACTTGATTCATATGTAAGTCTCCTGTTTTTGAATAGTCGAAAGGTAGTTATATCACGCTACGTCTTTTGTGTCAAGCCAGTTTGGCCCTATCTTCGCCTCTAATAATAGAGGGATGTTAAAGTCTATGTCCCATTTCTTATTGACAATGGGTATCAGCCTGTCGTTAGCTGCCTTGATTACCTGCAGTACTATGTCCTCCTCGTCTGGGTGTATGTCAATTACGATTGAGTCATGCACCGTGTTGACTACACAACTGTGTAGCTTGTTTGCTGTCAGTAGCTTATCAATGTATATCAGAGATATAGGTACGATGTCAGCTGTTGCGAACGATTGAACAGGATAATTCTTTATCTGTGTGAAAAATGTCACACCTCCGAACCTCCGTCTTTGTACATCAGGGAATGAGAACTCACGTCCTGATGGTGTAGTGATCTTGCTGGTACTTAACGCTTCCTTTGCTAGTTCTGAATGCCACTTAGCGATACCTGAGTACTTCTTGGTAAACTGTTGATAGTATGCAGCTTCTGCCTCTGACCTACCAAATCCACTGGCCCCATACAACGGAGCGAATGTGTGTGGCTTGGCTTCTTGACGTGACGTAGGTTGACCTGCATCTGATATAACTTTTGCTGTGTAAGCATGTACATCAAAGCCTGTAGTTACCTCGTCAATAGCAGTCATGTCTTGCGATAGGAATGCAGCGACACGAAATTCTAATTGAGCAAAGTCAGCCTCCATAATCTGACCGCCATGCCAACGGGATATGAATACCTTCTTGACAGGAAACGTACCACCACGTGGCATGTTCTGCATGTTGGGATCAGCACCCGACAAGCGGCCTGTACCAGTGCGGTGTTGCAGCAGACGAACGTGTAGCTTACCGTCAGTCTTAACGTGTGTTGCTATGCCCTCTACGAAGCTACTGAGGTACGTCTCTACGGCTGACAACCTACGTACATTCTGTAGGAATATCTCAGCTACCTTCATACCCTTGGATCGGGCAATGGCTTCAAGGAATACAAGGTTGTCTTTACCTGTACCAAAGCCATTGGCACTGATCCACTTAGAGTTAGGTGGTGTAAACTGTAGACCTGCTATGGTACTAGAGTTAGTATAATAGAAACCGCCTCCAATACAAGTAGGACATTTATTAGTTCTAGCAAATGGTGTACCATCTTTCTTTACCTTTCTAACTTGACCACTACCAAAGCAATCCTTGCATTGATGTGCCTTCTGTTTGTATAGCCTCTCGCTGTATGCTTTAACGTTACGTCTGTATTCTGCATCGGGCATACGTTCATCAAACAAGTCTACCCACATCTTCTTATCGTGTGGCTTACGACTGTATATAATCCATGACAATTGCTCTGGGCTATTGAGGTTGATAGGTCTGTCACCCATAAGGTCACGTGCCTGTTCTTCTAATGCAATCATAAGTACGTTACGTTCTTGCTCGAACTCGTCACGTACCTCCATCAGTGCGTCCATGTCTACTTGAAAACCACGCTGATAGATACGTGCTAAGTGTATACATAATTGATTGGTCAACTGTATTGTTGGTATCAGTGACTTGCATTCCGCATAGGATGTCTGCAAAACGTTATACAATTGTTGAGTAGCGTGTAGGTCATGGGATAGATACTCTGCCAATTCAGCATGAGGAATATCCCGTGTTGAATATCCATCTTTAAAGTACTCCTTTAATGTGTCCTGTTTCTTTGTGTCTAACTCGTACCGTTCAGCACATGCCTCAAGGGACAGTGGTTGTTTCTGTCCACGTTGTAGTACGTACTCGCCCAGCATAGTGTCGAACACTGCACCGTCATAGGTAAAGCCTGACTCCCACAACCATAGTAGGTCATGCGGTGCGTTGTGTGCTACAAGTAGATGGGCAGCGTCCAGTGCGTCTTGTACTATATGCCGCCCATCTGTGGTAGGTTGTTGCTCTGCGTGATCAAACGTTACAATTGTTTCATTCATGTGATCATCTAGCATACCTACCATAACTAATGTATTCTCTGGCTCGAATGGATCAAGGTGTAACTTACCATTTCGCTTGACTGTTGTGTTTTCTACGTCGAGGGTTAGTATCATTGTGTCTCCTATACTGCTATGTCATCTTGCCAGTGTGCCCAGTCATCAAATATATCAACATTATAAGCTTCGTCAAGGTCTTTCTGAAACTTTTTATCGTTACCTGCCATAGCTATTGCATCAAGGGCTTCTTTAAATGACACATCATGTTCTTTCATGGCATCAATTAACATGCCTACACCTCTGTTGTTTTGATCCGTCATTGATCACTTCCTGACTTGTCCCACGCAGCGTCTAACCCAGCCTGAACTAAGGATACAAAACCTACATTAAAGATAGCTTTGTATGTTTCTGGGTCACACTCTAGTTTCAGCGTAGCACTACCATCTTCATGTTCATCAATTTCTGTTATTTTAATTATATCATTCATCTACTATCCCCTTGTTGTGTTTACGAAACCTTTTGTTGTAGGCTTTTTTAATCCTCTTCAACTGACCAGCTTTCCACAGGTAAAACTTACGTGCTTTAGTGAGGCCATCATATTCATCGCCACCCTTCATGGGAATACGTTTAGTCATTTATCATCTCCTATTGCTACTGGGGTGTTAGTAATAGCAAGTACTGCCCCTTAACTAATACAGTGATGTTGTTTACTCATCATAGTTCTCCTCAAATCCATAGAAGTTCATCACACGGGTGATTGCTATTACATCACCTGATAGCTCCTCATAGTCTTGCATTTGTGGTTCTGACAGCTTCTGCATGTTATCCAGACGTGCAATCTCTTCAAGATACATGTCCCGTGTACCCTTGAGACGTACCTTAACGACAGCATCTGCAAAGTCATACATCGTGTCGCTACCTTCAAGCTCTTTGTAGATTTCACTCAGCATCTTTTAGTTTCCCCTTTAATGTAATCCTCACAATCCCATGAGAAGTCACTCATAGCGATAGGTGCATTGTCTGGATCGTGGTCCCACCAAAGGCGAGAGCCTTCACGTTCAGCCTCACCGAAGTGGCGGGTGCAGGCTGTGTTAGTGCAGTCTGACGCACAGAAGGTTTTATCTTTATAGCATAGTGCCATTTGTTTGTTCCTTTGTTTTCTTCAGTTCAGCTTGATAAGCAGCATAAGCAGCATCAGCATAAGCAGCAGCATCAGCAGCATAAGCAGCATCACGTTTAGCAGCAGCATCAGCAGCATAAGCAGCATCAGCAGCAGCATCACGTTTAGCATCAGCAGCATAAGCAGCAGCATAAGCTGCCCTTAGTTCTTCTCCTTTAGTCATGTTAGTCATTCTGTTTCTCCTCTGCAATCTTATTGAGCATATCAAAAGCCTCACCTACACTGATTTCTGCTACAGCACACATCAACACTAGCCTGATACCATCTTCTACAAACATCTCTCTGGTGTCATAGCTCATGTCAAACGTGTAGGTAGCTGAACCATCCTCATGTTCTACTACTTTCTCTACATCGAAGTAATACCCTTTGTTATTCGTTGGTTCCTTGTGTTCAGTCATCGCAGCACAACCATCACCTGACGGGTAATCCAAAGGTTCTCTGCAGGAAGGGCATAGATCAGTCATTCTGTTTCTCCTTTAATATAAATCTCATTAGTCATCTTGTTCAACCGATAGGTATTGGTCTGCGTCTATAGTGTAGCTACACCCCCTCAAGAAGTACGTAAAGTATTGCAACACCTCCTGCATGTCCATGTTGTCAGCATTAAACTCTAGAGTAATTGTGCAGCCACCGGGGTCTGTGTTAGTGAACTTCATATCAGTAAGCATCCTCAATCAATGCTATCCACGACACAGGGAATAGCTTTTCCATTTGAAAGTATATGTCCCAAGCTACCTCTTGTGTCTCTGCCTGTGTGTCAGTGGCACACCTTAGCTTACACATATCAGCAAAGGCATCAAGGCTACCTGACCAGTACCACTCAGTCATGGTGGACTGTGGTAATACCATACGTGCTTGCTCAGGACATACACCCGCCTCAAGTAATGTTTCGTACTCATAGAGGGCGGACTTGTTAAACTCATGTGGCACTAAGTAAGGAACTTTAACTTCACCTGAACTACCTTGTTTTATATCATCAGCCCTACCACGCCATACATCAGGTGTGTAAAACTCAGGCTCATCATCGACATACCTACGGCTGATCTCATTCCAACGCAGAAATTTATGCTTGACTAACTGTCGTGCTACAAAGCATGGAGCCTTGACATGGAAGGATGCAAAGCAGTGACCGAATGGACTATAATGGCTATGATTGGCTAGGTATTGGATTAGCTTTACGTCACGGCTTGATAGTGACTCTTCTGTCGCTTCACCTGAGTGGAAACCTTTTGTTAAGGTAACGTACTCAGATTTCTTACCAAAGCTAACACGTGCTGCATTAACTACAGTAAGGTCAGTACCCATGTGGTCTATGTATGTTGCGTTAATCAATTGTCACCTCCTTTAGTACATCTTTTGCCTGTTGTTCGGTAAGCTTAAACCATTCACCGTTATCAACCTTGTTCCAAGGTGTGCTGGTAATCCTTGCCGCAATCAAATGTGCCTTACGCTCCGCTGCATTAACATCATCAAAGTGTACAGAGTGTACAATCCAATAGTCACGAAGTGGTGAGCTTGTCTGATAGCTACGTAGCCTGTCGTTTGCATCAATAGCCCTGCCTATCTTAACCCATTCGGGCCATGCCTTATTTGTAATTACGTAAACATACCCAGCTTGTACGTCCTCTTCTGCCATCTCAGCAAAGGCAGCTATGTCTTCGTATGAAATCACTGTATTGCCTCCTCAATTTCAGATACATCTTCCTCCAATTCTGTGAAGGCGTCTGCTAATTCGTTGTGTTTGTCTATTAATTCAATCATGCCCTCCCTAAATCTTTCTATAGTTTTTTTCTGAAGGTGTTGCTCCCAAAGTAACACAGCTACTGACGCAAGTAAACCAAATTGTATTAGGTCAGCTACTTCTATTAACATACGTACCTCGCAATCTTGTACTCAAGGTCGGTGTGTACAATACCGTGCCAACCTGACAGTTTGTTCTTGACCACGTTGATGTGACGTTGGTTGTCTTCTTCTTCCTGTCCCTCTACCGTAGGGTTCTTAGAGATCATAATCATAAGGTCAGCTTCTGCTGCCTTACCTGTACGTGATCCCTCCATCATTGCTTGGTTCAGTACAACCTTACCCTCTGCTTCCGCAGATAACTGTGACATATAGAACACAGCGCAGTCTTGTTGCTTAGCAATCTGTCGTGCATGTATAGCGTTAGCCTTCAGTGATTCATCAGGTCGTGAGAAGCCAGCCATACGTGAGAACTTGTCACCCATGTCAAGGATAACAATGTCAGGTTTGTATGACTTGCATACTGACTCAACCCAATTCATGTCACGTCCCGTTGCGTCCTTGAACATGATGTTCGGTCTGATCTTAGCAAAGATTTCCATAGCCTTCTGCTTCTGCTTAACAATCTCGTGCTTATCCATCCCAGTTGCGGCAGTTATATACCTGTGAGCGACACGGTGGTAGCCTTCCTCGTTACATAGTACAACTACCTTAGCACCTTGCCATGCAAAGCCACCCGGCCCAGCCACCAGTGAGGCATGGAAGGATGTCTTGCCAGTGTTAGGCCGTGCACCTACCTCAATCAAGTGACCAGCGTTGATGCCTTCAACCTTACGTGTCAACGTAGGTATGTTGAATGTCCACTGTGACTCAAGGTCTGTCATTGCAATGATGGTGTCGAGGTCAATGTCTTCCCACTCAATACGTAGGTTAGGTGTAAAGTCATCGCCGTATTGCTCAAGCATCTGACGTAATGGCTCAAGGCTGGTCTTGTCACCATTTACATAGTCGAACCCAAGGTTGGCAATGTCTTCGCCTACTACCTGTTGGAACAGCTTAGACAGCACCTCCTGCGCAATGTCACTGCCCATCGGGGCTTCTTTAGTTACTTGAAGAAACAGGTGGCTGTACGCCTGTCTCTGTGCCGTAGTGAGGGTAGGGTTGTTAGCCATGAACAACGCCTCAATCTCTGCTGGTGTTACGGTACGTTCGTAACGATCCATAGCTGAGTCGATAGACTGCTTGATCTTACGCACATCCTTACTAAACAAACGATCAGGGCAACGTGAGCCACGATGTTCGTCATAAAATTCTTTGTCCATCAAGCTACGAATGAGTGATAGTTCCATGTGTTAGTCTCCTAGTGTTGAAAGGTTTGCCATGTCGGATGGCTGTCGGTATTTTAGGTCATCGTCTAGTCGTAGTACCTTGATGTTGGCAACGTGGCTACGTAATTCCTTAGCAAATTGCAGTGTCTTGGGTAAAGCATCGGGGTCTAATGCAATTATAGCTGATGAGAACTGCGACAAGTACTGTTTGTGTCCATTAGATAGGGACGTACCTAACAATGCTACCCCGACATATAAATCACTACCTACAACGGCAGCACTTATGCAGTCCTCAACAACTACAGCAGTTTTACCACGTCCGAAAGCGTATGGCAATACACTCTTACCATATCTTTTCCACTTAGGTATACGATTACCCAGTGATCTGCCCGTGGCATCTACTGTAACTCCACCGTGTACAACAGGGAACACCACACGATGTTCCTTCACGTCATACAATAGCCCTAAGTCTTGCGCATCTAACTGCCATTGGTCACAGAAGGATGCAATCTTTTTGTAGTCTCTTACAAACCATTCAGGTCTGCTGAATGTTACAGCATGTGTCTCTTCTGCAACATGTCCTAATGACTTACGTATGTCATCAGCAGTCAGTGATGTACGTGTACCACCACCAGCAGTGCAGCTTGCTTTATAACAATTCCATACGATGGAACCCATGTTATTTGTAACAGTAAAAGTGTTCTTAGTATTACATACAGGACAGGACATGCGTCTTGTCTCACCATTAACAAGTGATAGATCATTTATAATACTAAGTATATTCATTACATATTACTTTCTTTGTTACTCACTACGCTCGATTGTACACTGACATTTCTTTGTGTCAAGGCATTATTTGCAGAATCATATGTATGCTTCATGTATGGTTTCACAGAAGACACATGATTGTGTCCTGTCACCGACATAAGTTGCCCAATTGGCACACCTTTATCAATCATCTGTGTCACTCCTGTCCTACGTAAGTCCATCAATCGTAGTTCCTCCGACAATGCAGCCAACCTCATTACCCTACGGCCTACCTTTGATAAGCGTTCCATTGCGTATGGTTGATACTTACCCATAACAGGGCGTGGGTGAGGTGCTACGTAGTCTTGAAACCCAAAGTCAGTGCGTTGATTGCTAAGCATCTCACACAACCCATCCGATATAGGTAAAGATACATCCGCCCTACGTTTACTCTGCTCAAGGCTTAGCTTCTGAGAATGTAAGTCAATGTTATCCCATGTCAGGTTACGCATGTCACCTAATCGTTGACACCATTCGTATGCCATCTGTACTATCAAGCCTACGTTCCTGTATTCATAATCGCTGTATGCTTTATCAAGAAACCGGACAACGTCATCATGCTGCCACACTACCTTACGTTGCGGCAATGCCTTACGTTTGATGTTGGCCCAAGGGTTTAGGGTAGCATGTTCCATCTGTATGGCGTAGTTGTACACCCTACTGGCACATGTAGCTGCATGGTTAGCGAAGCTGATGCCCCGCTTAACCCAATCTTCATATGCCTGCTTGGCAACCTTAGACGTTACACTGTCATACTTCTTACCACCCATTGTCTGGTGGAGAATGGTAAGGAAGTATCTGTAATCCACTTTAGTTGTAGTACGTAACATAATGAAATCATTAGATTGATAGTAGTAGTTTATCAAGTCAGTCACCTTGCTGCTAGGCTTTACTTGTATAACAAGAGACTGTTCATACCGCCACGCATCTATAGCAACATTGTGTTCCTTCACAATCTTACGCACTAGCTTGAGGTCAGTGCCGTACTCTGCACGTTGCACTACACCCTCATCTACAAGAGGCTGCGGCGGATTGAAGCGGTACGAGATCACCCCAGAGGGTGACACTCGCTCTTGTACATAGCGTGGTAGGTTAGGCATATACTACTCCTTCAAAATCTTTTGCCAACATGTCTGTGCTAGAACTCCAATAATATATTTTCCCTTCCCATACGGTCATGCAAATTATACCCGCAGCTATTTGGGATTCCGTTAATTTACTTTGCTTACCCTTTAGTGTGCCATCCGTGGCAATTATAGGACTTTTGCAGTCTATGCAAAGAGTTTGCATACTGTTCCTATCCACTACAACTATGTCAATTGGGCCATCAGAACCCACGTTTCTAAAAACTTCATACCCCCCCTTAATTAAGAGGGTACAAAGTAATAGCTCCATAAGGTCTCCCTTCCTACTGAAACTGAGTTTCACTACGCAGCTTCCAACAAACGGAACCTGTCATCGCTGACCCACTTGCTTACCTCTTGCTCACGTGACCACATGCTGATTGCCTGTGTGTCATTGCCTGTTGACTTGAGGTTGAACCCATTACGTTCGTCTGCATAGGTAGCATAGTTAGTCATAGCACTATATAAGGAGAACTTATTGTGACCACGAGTTGATGCTTCCGACATGTACAAACCATACATCTTCTCAGCCTTACGCTTAGACCCAAGCATGTCATCAAGCAGTGTGCTTACGTCTACATACTTGAGGCTAGTGTTAGCCCATACCTGCATCTGTTCTGCCTGTTGGTAGAAGTCAGTCCTTGCACGGTTCAATTCGTATATAAAACTTTCCATAGAAAAGTTGGCAGTGTTTTTCTTACGCACCTTATCGTGATCTCCCGTGATCATACCATTGGTACAGAAGAAATCAATAGCACCAAAGAATACTTGGTTGCTACATGACCCATCAATACCATGCAAACTGATGATACGATTGCCAATGGATGTCTCGAACTTATCTGTGCGGATAGTTGACGTTACGTTAGGCAGGGTGATGTCCAGCATAGCCCATGCACCATTACGTGCGGTACGAAAGCCATACTTAGCACCATCTAAGTCATTGGCAGTCAGTGTCTCAGTGGCAGTGTCAACTACACCACGAAAGAAATCACCATGCGATGCACACTGAAAAGATTTACCAACGATACCAAGGGGATGCCCTGTTTCTTGGTTGATGACGTACTTCTTGTCGGGCATACGTGTGTCCTCAAAGGCTACGTCAAAGTCTAAATGTTGTGGAATATCAAAAGGCATACTGGTTCTCCTATGTTTGTATGTACGGCAACTGTGCCATAGTTGTATGGTGTATGTCTACTCTTTACTGGTAACGGTAAGCTATTCATAGAATATGTGTGACCCATAGGTCACAGTCTTGTCAAGTTCTGCGCTCCAATACGGCTTAACGTATCTTGCGTGGTAGTGTGTTGATCCATTAGTTACGTCAGGTACATTACCAATTAGAACTTCATTAGCAAGCAGCACGGACTTAGCCCACGCCACCATATCTGTTGGGTCATCTGACTTACCGTCACAGTACCAGCTAAACTGACACTTGTACCTACCCTTATTGTAGCCTTGATGCACTACTTCGCACACATCATTAGGCCACCTGTTGCTCATTACCCTGTTCAGTACCACGTGAGCTACAGCGGCTTGCCCAACGGCAGGCTCACTACGTGCTTCATGGTATATATTAAGGGCAAGGCACATCAATGCTGCACTAATCATTTTTTATCGTCCTTCTGTGGTTTGGGAAGTGGATGGCCCGACCAATCGTCACACGGATCATCCTTTGTACCGTTACTGTACGGCAATGGGTGTTGAGTGTATGTATCCATAGCTTGTGTATTCCTCATGTACATACTCAGCACAGTCTATGAAATCAATACGACAACCGGGGTAGTCATGCATAGCCATGTGTATGGCAAACTCTGTCGCTGACTTCCAATCATTTACCGCAGGGTATGTACCGTCTAACTTAACAACTGACTTAACATTATTAATCTCAAGAGTTATGTCGTATGCCATTACAGCCATGTTGTGTTACTCCTTTGGCTCGTAATACCATGCATTATCTGCATCAGGTAAGACCTTAGACTTCCAATGCTCTGGGTGTCCATCTTCGTCTACAACTGTACGAAAGTTAAACAACTCCCGTAAATCGGATCTTATCCGCCGCAAGTCACGCAGTGTAGAGATGTCTACGTCCAGACATTCAACTATGTTGTCTAGCGCATTGTCAAGTGTGTTGTACAAGTCAAGCATTTGTACAACTTCTTCACGGGTTAGCTCTGTTTTAAGTTTCTTATCCATGTGGTATTCTCCTACCCTGCAAAATGTGACAGCTTACGTGCTGCATTACGGTTACGTTCAATGTACAAGCTTACCTTACCCATGTGGTGGGCAGTCATACACTTGTTACGTTGGAAGAACTTGAGGCCACGAGATTTGACACGCCGCTTACGCACCAATCCCTTTGTACCCAAGATGTTAAAACGAAAGCCCTTGCTGCCATCGTCTAGTGATTTGGTTGCAAAGATTACAAACATTTATGCTACCCCCTCTAGTTTTGCATCAACTTCTTTAAGCCACATTGCTAACATCTTACGCTGCTTTTGCAGCTTACCACGATCCATGTTGAGTTTACCCTCAATTAAACCTGCCTGCTTTAGTAAAGTAACACGGTAGGAAATGCGGTGATGGTATTCATTTAAGTCCTTAGCCATGCCTTTAATAGTAGAGGTACTCCAATTCTGCAAGATATAGTCATCCATTACAGAGTAATTGTAGGTGTACCTACAAGCCTTCTGCATGTGGAATGTGTGTTGTACATACAACTCAGGCTTCATGGATTTAACTACTGGGCGGGTTGTTGGTGTTGTGTTTGTCATGGTGATAGCTCCTTACGCTACTGTTGGGATGTTGGAAAGTGGGTTGTAATCTAGTTGTAGGTTTACATTTATGTCGTGCCAACCTGTCGGCATACATACATGGGTCTGCTTTCGTGTCAAGTCTATTAATACATCGCCTACTGACATGCTGGGATGTTTGCAAATATCGTGGCTAGTTATAGTACCATTGCCATAGCCGTTGCCCTCATCAAAGATGGCCTCAAATGGGGTACGCAATCCATCGGTAGCATCGTGCATAAGCATTGTAGGTTCATACATCTCATGGTATATAGCATCTGACACTGCATCCTCTACTGTGTCAGTAGTAGGCATACCTAATGCAAAGTACGCTTTGGCATAGACGCCATTGGGTTTGGCATTGATGTGGTCAATGTTTACGTTGTTACGTTGGTATATCATGTAAGTAGCCATGTTATGCTGTCCTCTTGCTTTTAAAATTGGTGATGCCACGTTGCATCTTTACTTTGGTCTTACGTGCCGTATCCCTGTCACGCTTCCAATCATCTCGCTTTGGTTTAGGTCCGATGTCGGACTTAGCCTTAGTCGTTTTGAGGAAGTTTTGCATGTTGTATTGCATTGATCTTGTCCTTACTTCTGTTACGTTTAGCCTTGCTACCCTTCTTAGGCAGCACTACCTGTGGAGACTTGCGCTCTTGCAGCATAGCCTTAGCCACAGGATTTACAACCCCCACAGATATCTTTTTAGCCATGTTCAAATCCATATGTTACACATTCAACGTGGAACCTAGACACTACGTCACCAGTATCTAAGGCACGATTGGCACGATTGCCAGCTACATGGTGACACCAGCTGTCCCACCAAAACTCTGCACTAGTCATGTGATCCGGTGCTATAGCGTCCTTTCGTAAGTCATGGCATAGCTGTACATACTCTGCTATCTTGCGACGTATGGTATGTTCTTTAGCCTTCAAGTTAAGCTTCACGGCTCCTTCAGGTATACCAAATCTTTTGAGATTGTGGCTGTCCAAACATGCAGTGTTGAACCCAAGGCATTGTGCAAAGAATGCAGCTTTAACCATACCTAAGTTAGGTACATCGGCAAACAATCGTATGATCTCTTGGCAACCCATAGGTGTGCTATAACCGTAGGTGTCGGCAATGTGATATACTTTACCATATAGGTAATCCTTGTTGTCCATTAGGTACTCAAAACCTTCTGATTTTTTGCCCCATAAACAGTCTGCATCTGGACCAAAGTGCTCTACCTTGACCATGCTACCACGAACAGTGGACAGGCCAGCTTGTATTGTAAGCAGCACGAATAGGCCAGTGTTTACCAAGGCATCTGGACCACGCCATCTGACAAAGCCTTTGATTTCATTTACATCACGTTGATACATATCGTAGTTCCTCATAAGTTAGGGTTATAAATTAGGTCCGACATCGGACTAAGCAAACATCTCATTCCATTCGGCAGGTGTAATACCTGTCATCAGGAACTCACGTCCATCGGCATCCAATTGTGGGAAGGCATCTTGGGCTAAGGTTCCACCTTTCCAAGCCTTTATTTGCTCAAGTGTGACATTTAACTCCATAGTATTTATGTTACCACTAATTTGCGATAAATTACAAATTAACATTTCGTATTCTCCATTGTTACTGTCTATACATGTTATATAAACACTTTCACTAAAGTATCAAGTGTTAATATAACTGTAAGACTAGTATTCATTTAGTGTCTACCCATCCACTATCTTGACGCCATTCAACTAGGTCATCTTTGTGGTCATATACTTTGTATATGGTAGGTCCGACATCGGACTTAGCTAACTTTCTAGCCTCACATAGACGTGCCTGCAATTCCTGCAAACGTGTCTGTCGAGGTGTCGGCATAGCTGTAGCTATTGTATTATGCTGAATGTATTTCATAACAATAACCTTTCAGGTTAGTGGTAACAGCCTAAGCTGCTACCTTTGTTTCTTCTGCTTCAGCTTCGCTGACTGTATCGACAGACATAAGCATCTCTGCAATGTCCAGCAGGTTGATGTCATTTGCTTTGCAAACTGCAACCAAGTGATCGAATACAAGTTGCTTGGTGACTACGATTGTTTCACCTTCGGTGTTAGGTCCGACATCGGACTTAGCTTCTGTCTCACCTTCGGTGGTTTCTACGGGTTCAGCCTTTGGCTTAGATGCAATGGCAATCGCTTTCTGCAAAGCAGATAAAGACGTAAAGCCTTTCTTGCTTTCAGCAATGAACTTACGGCACTCTACTTCGTTTTCAACGAACCACATAGCCTCGGCTCTACGGCGTTTATCAACAGAGTTGATGCTGCAATCCTTTAGCCTTTGGCTAGAGATACGATCACCGCCTTCAGCTTTGAGTTCAACCATAAGCTTTCCAAGCTTCATATCAAATCCATCGGATTTAGTGTAAGCATCGAAACGAACCTTATCACCTTTGGTGATGGCTTTCCATTCTTTACCAATTACAGCACCAATCTCTTCGAGAGTATTGATTGCTGGTTTTGTTGTTGTTGCTGAATTTTCCATCGTTTTACTTCCTTTATCTATATTCTGTTTATATGAGAGAACATATATCTCTCACAAAGAAGTGAGATATATTTCTCTTTATAAACGAGTAGAATATAGTATAAGTTTTGTCAAGTCGGTTCTCATAGCGTGATCCTCGGTGCAGGTCGTTTCCCACGCCGTTGCAGTAATTATAGAGTAATTACGAAACTCGTGCGCTAAACTCATGCGAGGCTTCGGTTCGGATCATATCACGATTGGTGTGACATATTTATCATATACTTTGTATATGGGTCTAAGTCCAACATTGGACCAAATGTTTTCACAATCTGTGACAGTACTAACTCTGTTAGGTAGTTATATGCATCAACACTGCAACACTCACGGTTTTTGTATATCCCATGATTCACATCACTATATATAGTGGCAACTGATTGCATAACAGTTGTCGTAGACAAGTAAGTCACTGTTTATGCTCATACTTCGTATGGTATGGTGGATAGAGGCATCAATTCTGTTCTCACCGCAGCCCTGCAAGGCATTATACATGACCACCCGCACGTTGAGAGGGGGCCGGGCAGGGGCCATAGGGGGTGGGTACGTATATATACATGTACTTCTACACAGATCAGGAAAATGATACTGTTAACCACTATACACATAGGGTGGTTTACATATACGTAGGGTGTTATTTGTGATCACATAATACGACAAACATGCAACTTCTAGCACATAATGTGTTGTACTGTACGATTAGGGGTTGACATGTAATACAGAATGTGTAAAACTATATATGTTGGGTGTTGGGTAGGGTCACGTACAGTGATACATATACATGTATATATACTTACTTATAATTATACTTAACTATATATACATATAAGTATACACGTACAGTGATTACACTTACATGTACCAATCCGTAGACATACAATTGCCGATAGGCGAACGAATATTTGTATTAATAATAAAATAAGTATTGACAATGGCAAAGAAATCAGTAAAACTATATACAGACAATGTTCTTGAAGAGTTCTATAATCATGTAATTGATGGAAAACTTGAGAACTTACATATTCCCCATAGTGATGTATTCTACGTAAAGACTGCAGTGGAAGCCCACTACGGTACTCCATTTACTTTAGAGCATGTAGAGTGGGCTATGCGTAAAGAAGGATGGACTGATAGCTAAAGACCCTAGATTAGAACGTGCAGGGGTGTCAGGTTTTAATAAACCTAAGCGTACTCCTAGTCACCCTAAGAAGTCACACGTAGTTGTGGCTAAAGAAGGTACTACCATTAAGACTATTCGCTTTGGTGAACAGGGAGCTTCCACAGCAGGTAAACCAAAAGCTGGTGAATCAAGTACAATGAAAAAGAAACGGGCATCATTCAAAGCTCGACATGGAAAGAATATAGCCCGTGGTAAGCTAAGCGCTGCGTACTGGGCAGATAAAGTTAAATGGTAAAGGATTACTAAAATGGGTGTACTATCAGCTGCAGCACGTGCCGCAATGAAAGCTAGTAAAGCAGCGGCTAAGCTAAAGAAGAACGCAGGCAAGGGCGACCTTGATGTAGATACGGTAGTTAAGGCAAGGGTAGCGAAGGCTAAGAAAGCTAAAGCTAAACCCAAAGCTAAAGACTCCGGTGATATTTCTGAAGTGGTAATGCGTAAAGATCGTAAGCCTAACACTGCAGAGAAGCAGACTAGCAAAGAACGTTTAAAAGAAGCTACAGGTTCTATTTCTGCAGGTACTACTAAAGCAGGGGCCAAGCCTTTGACAATGAGTTCGTATCGTTCTATGTCCTCTGCTAAACGTTCAGCTGCTTTGTTAAAAGCTGACATAGACTTTCGTGCAGGTAGTATTACTAAAGCTGAACGTGCGGAAATTGTTAAACGTATTCGGCAGTCAAATGCATCTGAGGTAGATAAGTCAGGTCGCCAAATGGCACAGGGTAAGTCTAACAAAAAAGCTAAGCCTGTATCACTTGCTCCCGACATGAAGTTTAGCAAAGGCGGCTACACAAAAGGTAAGAAGTAATAATCTCCCCTATTACAGTAAACGCATAACGGCATTGCATTATTGTCTGTAGTATGGTATAACTAAGTATGGTATAACTTCCTTGGCACTAATACAAGGAGATATATACCATGCTAAAACGTTTACTTAAAAGTTTACAAGAAAGCCAACAACGCCGTGCAGACTATTGGCTGCTGCATAACATGACCAACAAAGACTTACGTGATATAGGAATTACTCGTGGCGAAATCAAAAGTAAAATCTACAGTCAATGAGGCAGGAAATTATACTAAGCCTACTATGCGGAAACGTTTGTTTGAGCGGATTAAGCGTGGAACCAAGGGCGGCAGCGCAGGGCAGTGGTCTGCACGTAAGGCACAGCTACTGGCAGCAGAGTACAAAAAAGCAGGTGGGGGTTACAAGTAATGGCAGCTGGAATGAAGCACTATTTTAAAGATGGTGTAGAACATAAAGGTGCAACCCACAAAGACGCTAAGGGCAAGTTAATGTCCGGTGCAAAGCACGTAGCGTCTAGTAAGTATCTATACCACGTAAAGGAACTGTCAGCTACCGCTAAGAAGAAGGTCAAGAAGTAATGGCCCTTGCTAAATCCCAAAAGAGTCTTAGTAAATGGACAAAGCAAAATTGGAGAACTAAAAGTGGTAAGCCTTCGACACAAGGTAGTAATGCTACAGGTGAACGCTATTTACCTGCTGGGGCGATCAAAGCTATGTCTAGCTCAGAGTACGCAAAAACTACGGCAAAGAAAAGAAAAGATACAGCGGCAGGTAAGCAAGTATCTAAGCAACCTAAAGCGGCGGCTAAAACTGCCAAACGTTTTAGGAGGGTCTAATGACATCCTTTGAAGAAGCTGACAAAGATTGTAATGGTTCTATTGAGAAGTCTGAATGGGACGCTTTACTATTAGAAGATAAACGTAGGCGATTAGAAGATGAAGATGCACACAGAGACCAAACTAGAAAGATGGCTTGGTTCGCATTATGGGGAATGCTCCTTTATCCTTTTGGTGTGGTTGCAACGGGTGCGCTCGGCCTTGACAACGCTTCCTCAATCATCGGCAGTATGGCAAGCGTTTACTTTGTGTCAGTTGCTGGGGTCGTATCTGTTTTTATGGGCGTAACTAACCTAGCTAAGAAAGCTGTAAGCAAATGATTGGTCAACTCTTAGGTGCCGTAGGTAGTCTTGCCAGCACTTACCTCGACGGTAAGGTAGCAGTACAGAAAGCTAATGCAGAGATTAAAGTCAAACAAGCCACAGGTGAGATTGACTGGGACATTGAAGCTATCAAGGCTACACAGAATAGTTGGAAGGATGAATGGATAACTCTACTTTTCAGTATCCCCCTGATACTAGCCTTCTGTGGTGACTGGGGTAATCAAATAGTACAAGCAGGTTTTACTGCACTTGAAGTAATGCCGACATGGTATCAATATAGCTTAGGTGGCATTGTAAGTGCCAGCATAGGAATGAGATCAGTAAGTAAGTTTTTCGGAGGAAGTAAGTAATATGGCTATGCGACCAAAGGCACGTCCCGCAAATATGGGTAAAGTAGACGGAACACCAGCAGCTGTGACACGATTTATTACAGCTAACGGTATTTCTGCAGCTAAAAAGAAATACAAGCCAGCTTCCATTATGGCTGCACAAAAGCTAACAAAAGATAAAGTTAAAGCACCTACAACTTCACTACGTCCAAAAGGTCGTCCACTGGTCGCTGGTAGCGTAGGTAATACGTCAAGCACTCGTGGTTTTAAGCCGTTGGGAAAAATGTAATGGCATTTAATTTATCACAACGTAGCCTTGACAAGATGGAAGGCGTAGATGAAACACTTGTGTCTGTAGTTAAACGTGCCATTGAACTTACGAAGATAGACTTCGGAGTTATCTATGGTATGCGTACACAAGCGGAGCAACGTAAACTTGTAGCTGCAGGTAAGTCTCAGACTATGAAGTCTAAGCACCTTGTAGGTAGGGCAGTTGACTTGATGGCTTACGTAGAAGGTAAGGGTTGCTGGGAACTAAACGTCTATGACGATCTATGTGACGCAATGAAAGAGGCAGCTAAGGAACTTGATGTGGCAATCAAGTGGGGTGCCGCATGGTCAGAGGGTGACATTCGTACGTACGAAGGTACATCGGAAGACGCAATGATGAAATACATTGATCTTCGCCGCAGTGAAGGTCGTAGGCCCTTTATTGATGGCCCACACTTTGAGTTGATGTAAAGGAAGTAATATGGCACGTGAGTTAACGGAACGTCAACAAAAGTTTTTAGCAGTCCTTATGGATGAGGCAGGTGGTGATGTTACTACCGCCAAAAAACTTGCAGGGTATTCAGAAAATACTTCTAATACAGAAATTACTAATAGCTTGAAAGAAGAAATCATTGACACAACACATAGCTATCTAGCACGTAACGTACCTAAAGCTGCTATCGCTATGGTTAGTGCCTTGTACGATCCTACTGAGTTAGGCATTCGTGAAAAGATGGCGGCAGCTAAAGAACTACTAGACCGTACAGGCTTAGTTAAAACTGAGAAGGTACAGGTAGAATCTAAGGGTGGTGTCATGCTGATGCCAGCTAAACAAGTACAGGAAGACGATGACTAAGCCATTAGGACAATGGAAACTACCACAACCGACTGACCTACAAGAAGACAACGAATGGGTTCCTATCCCACGTGTAGCTAGAACAGTTCCCTTCGGGTATCAATTAGACCCAGAAGATAGCGGAATACTCTTGCCAATTGTACACGAACTTGATATGCTTATGGAAGCTAAGAGATACTTAAAGCAGTACTCTTATCGTGAGGTAGCTAACTGGCTTACACGAAACACAGGCAGAAGTATATCTCACGTAGGATTAAAGAAACGGTTGGACAATGAGCGAAGAAGAAAAAACAAAGCTGGAAGCCTACGCAGATGGGCAGACTATGCGAAAAAGGCAATCGCCAAAGCGGAAGAAATCGAGCGCACAAGGATCGGCGCAAAAGCCCAAGGCGAGGAAGACAAGCCAAAAGCAGACGCAGCCTAAACCTACTACCTTACTTGTAGAAGATTTGTCGCAGGTAGAAGAACAGCATAACATTATTTTTAAACCTAATGCTGGGCCACAGACAGACTTCCTAGCTGCAAGTGAGCGTGAGGTCTTATACGGAGGCTCTGCAGGGGGTGGAAAGAGTTACGCTATGTTAGCTGACCCTTTACGCTTTATGGGCCACCCAGCCTTCTCAGGATTGCTCCTACGGCATACCACGGAAGAACTACGAGAACTTATCTTTAAGTCACAAGAAATGTATCCTAAGATTTGGCCCGGTATTAAATGGTCAGAACGTAAGATGCAGTGGACTGCACCCTCTGGTGCCAGACTGTGGATGTCCTACCTAGATAAAGAAGATGACGTACTTCGCTATCAAGGTTTAGCATTTAGCTGGATAGGCTTTGACGAACTTACGCAATGGCCTAGTCCCTTCGCTTGGAACTACATGAGATCACGTTTACGTTCTACAGCTAAAGACCTACCAGTGTACATGAGAGCGACTACTAACCCCGGAGGCAGAGGACACCATTGGGTTAAGAAAATGTTTATTGACCCTGCTGCATACGGTGTATCCTTTGACGCTACTGATATTGAAACTACTGAAGTACTTCGCTACCCTGCAGGGCATGAGAAAGCAGGGAAGGCACTATTCAAACGTAAGTTTATTCCTGCACGATTAAGAGATAATCCATACCTAGCTGAGCAAGGCGACTATGAGGCAATGCTTCTATCCTTGCCTGAGCAACAACGTAGGCAACTACTAGACGGTGATTGGGACATTAAAGAAGGTGCAGCATTTACGGAGTTCGATAGAAACATCCACGTAGTTGAACCCTTTAAGATACCATCTAACTGGGTTAAGTTTCGGGCATGTGACTATGGATATGGAAGTAAATCTGGCGTAGTCTGGATTGCTGTATCCCCTAGTGAACAGTTAGTAGTGTATCGTGAGTTATACGTAACAAAGGTACTTGCTGCTGACCTCGCAGACATGGTTCTTAACCTAGAAGCGGAAGACGGAAACATTAAATACGGCGTATTGGATAGCTCTCTTTGGCACAAACGTGGTGATACGGGACCGTCCCTAGCGGAGCAGATGGTACAAAGGGGTTGTCGGTGGCGTCCATCAGATCGTTCTAAAGGCTCTCGTGTAGCAGGTAAGAATGAAATACACAGGCGATTACAGGTTGATGAGTTTACAGAAGAACCTAGACTTATATTTTTTAACACCTGTACTAACATAGTTGCACAGTTACCTGCGCTACCCATAGACAAAAGAAACCCAGAGGACATAGACACTACCTCAGAAGACCACTTGTACGATGCGCTAAGGTATGGTATTATGTCAAGACCACGATTTAGTATATGGGACTACGATCCCAACAGTGGACCATCAAATACTATGAGAGTAGCAGATGCTACTTTTGGATATTAAGGAAGCATAAATGGAAGAAGATACTGAAGGCTTTATTGAAGATGATTCAATTGTATTAGAAGATAGTGAAGACTCTTCTATTGACGATGCCAATACTTCTAAAATTATTCCATTCATTATGGAAAAGTATAATCGTGCAGATGATTATCGTCAGCAGGATGAGTTGCGCTGGCTACGTGCGTATCGTAACTACAGGGGTTTGTACGGTCCCGATGTACAATTTACAGAGGCAGAAAAGTCTCGTGTATTTATTAAGGTAACAAAAACTAAAACTCTAGCTGCCTACGGGCAAATTGTTGACGTGTTATTTGCGGGTCAAAAGTTTCCCCTTACAGTTGACCCTACTGAACTGCCAGAAGGCGTAGTTGCAGATGTACACTTTGACCCTAAAGAACCGGATCAGCTTCGTACTTCTGAACTAAATGCCAGCGTTAGCCCTTACGGATTTGCTGGTGACGGTAAAGATTTACCTGCAGGCGCTACCGCTAAAACATTGTTAGATAGTATAGGGCCACTTAAAGATAAGATTAGCGAAATTGATAATGTTCGTGTAGGTGTAGGTAAAACTCCTACTGCAGTTACTTTTAGTCCTGCAATGATCGCCGCTAAGATGATGCAAAAGAAAATCCACGACCAACTAGAAGAGTCTAGCGCAAGTAAACATTTACGTAGTACGGCCTTTGAAATGGCCCTGTTTGGTACAGGTGTTATGAAAGGCCCCTTCGCAGTAGATAAAGAGTATCCTAACTGGGGTGAAGACGGTGAGTATTCACCTATTATGAAAACAATTCCACAAGTATCCCATGTATCCGTGTGGAACTTTTATCCTGACCCAGACGCAAATAACATGGATGAAGCACAGTTTGTAATTGAACGTCACAAGATGTCTCGTACACAGTTGCGTGGATTAAAGCGTAGGCCACACTTTCGCCGTAACGTAATTGATGAAGCAGTCCAACTTGGTGAAAACTATAATAAAGAATCTTGGGAAGACGATCTTTCTGATTACGCACCAGAACACGGCGTAGAACGGTTTGAGGTACTGGAGTATTGGGGCATGGTAGATGTCGAGATGCTTATGGATCAAGGCGTAGACATTCCTGAAGAGCTAGAAAACGTAGATGAGTTGCAAGCTAATGTATGGATTTGCAATGGTAAACTTCTTCGTATGGTTCTTAATCCGTTTAAACCTGCAAATATTCCTTACATGGCGGTGCCTTATGAGCTTAATCCTTATAGTTTTTTTGGCGTAGGCATTGCGGAAAACATGGACGATACACAAACTTTGATGAATGGTTTTATGCGTATGGCAGTAGATAACGCCGTACTGTCTGGTAACTTACTTATTGAGGTAGACGAAACTAATCTAGTACCGGGACAAGACTTGTCTGTGTATCCCGGTAAAGTGTTTAGGCGTCAAGGTGGTGCGCCGGGACAAAGTATCTTTGGTACTAAGTTTCCTAACGTAGCCCAAGAAAACTTACAGTTGTTTGACAAGGCACGTGTACTTGCAGATGAAAGCACAGGCTTCCCTTCTTTTGCGCATGGTCAGACAGGCGTATCTGGCGTAGGACGTACCGCTTCTGGCATATCTATGCTTATGGGAGCAGCCCAAGGCGGAGTAAAGAACGTAATTAAAAATATTGATGACTACTTGCTTCGCCCACTAGGTGAAGGTTTGTTTAGATTTAATATGCAGTTTGATTATGATCCTGCCATTAAGGGTGACTTGGAAGTTAAAGCACGTGGTACAGAAAGCTTAATGGCTAATGAAGTACGTAGTCAAAGATTAATGCAGTTTATGCAAATATCTTCTAGTCCAGCACTTGCACCTTTTGCAAAATTCCAGTATATTATACGAGAGATTGCAAAGTCTCTTGAACTAGACCCAGATAAAGTTACCAACAATATGGACGAAGCAGCTATTCAAGCTGAGCTTATGAAGGGCTTTCAACAACCAGCTGCAGATGGAAGTCAGGGACCAATGGACCCTACAGGCGCAGGTGGTGGTAATATAGGTACGGGCCAAGTTCCAGTGCCTAATGAACAAGGATTTAGTGGAAATGCACAAGGACAAGGAGCACCTGAGCAAGCTCAAGGCAATGGTCAACAACCCCCAGCAATGGGACCAGTTCAGTAGTTATATTGATACATTGATAGCGCAACAGCATCGTACTATGGAACAGTCTGACAATGACAAGATTATGTATAGGTCACAAGGTGCTATATACACATTGCGTAGGCTAAAGCTACTTAGAGATGAAGTATTAAAAAATGGCTGAAGAAAAAGTAAGTCAAGGTTTAAAATTTAACAGAGGTGGAACCCCAATGCGGAAACAAATGAAACTTTTTAACGATGGTGGTCTTAAAGAAGAGGGTGGCATGGTAGACAAAGAGTCTGGTAATAAAGTTCCTGTAGGCGGTACACGTAAAGGTGTTCGTGATGACATACCCGCTATGGTCAGCGAAGGTGAGTTTGTATTTCCCGAAGATGTAGTTAGGTATATTGGTTTAGATAAACTTATGCAGATGCGACAGAAAGCTAAGGCAGGACTTCAAAATATGGATGACATGGGGCAAATGGGCAATAGTGAAGAAGCTACTGTTCCAGATGACGCACCATTAAGTCTCCCTGTTGGCATGGCGGAAGGTGGGGTAGTACAAAATGCGGCACCTCGTTCTTTAGTTGGGGGTGTTGCTCAAACTGCTGCGCCTCGTCAACTAACTACTACAACCCCTACTGCAAAAAGATCAGCCGTTAGTTTTAAAGAATTTATGGGTAAAGGGTACGTAGAGTTTAAAGAATATCGTAACTCAGCAGGCACTTCTTTGTTAATACCTTTTGTGGGCGGCTCTCCCGCATATCCTATTCCATCAGGCTATACAGAATATACACCGACCTCTGACGAAAGTGGTTCTACAGGCGGAGCATCGCAGGGTACTACCGCTATAGCTACGGAAGTAGGTAACGCTATAAACGCCGCAACGGGCAACGACAAAGACGATAACAATTTTACTGTGCCAAAGTCTCAATTTCAAAAATCTGGTGGCTGGGATATGGATACGACAGGCTCCGACGGTAAAGATTTACAGCTTTGGATTGACGAAGCGACTAAATTTTTTGATGGTACGTCTTCTGTAGTCTCTGGCGTTGCTTCTGTTTTTGGATTAGGTGTTCCTGTATACTTACTAAATAAAAGTCAACGGAACCGTGTGATAGAAGACTTAGACGAAAAAATTGCACAGGCTAAAAAAACTTCTATGCCGGGACAGGTTGCAGCGTTACAAAAAATTAAAGATTCACTAAATGAAGAATCAAAAAAATCTATTTTAAGTAAAGTAGTAGATGGCATTACCGGAACTATAGGCGACCTGTTTGGTGCAGACGAGGAAGAAAAGAAAAAAGCAGTAACAGAGGTAGTTAAAATTGAAAACGAAACTTTTAATTTTGGCGATGTAGAAGGTCAGTATAGTAAATCTCCTTCCTTATCTACAGACCTACCGGGTGAGCTTAGTGAACCCGAATTTACAAGTACAGCTAACATGCCAGCAGCCACTGCAAAAGACGAAGAAAAATTTAAAGATGAATTTGATGCATTTACACGTAAGTACAGTACAGCACTAGCCGATGTAGAAAAGAACCTAATACCAAGAGATGTACTAGAGTACATTTTAAAGGATGCTTCGGTGAGGCTGGGTAAAGATGCGGCTCGTGAAATACAATCTAATAGTATGACTACACTTTACAACACAGATTACGCAAACAATACTGTTGCCAATTTATTTGGCCCTAACTTTGGTCGGCCTAAGTTATCTACAGAAGAACAAATAGCTAAACGTGCCAGTATAACACCTTCCGGTGGCGTACCTTTTTCTGCGTCAACCGCTGATCCTCGTTTATTAGAGGCGGCAGGTTATCCAGTACAAACGAAAGAAGAACAAACACCTTCCTTTACGCCCAGCACACCAAGCTACGATATGTTTGGTAAACCGTACGCTAATGCTACTGTACGTAAGTATGCAGACGATGCTTTAGCAGATAGCTCAGCTTTTGCAAATACTGTTACCGAAGTAAATAATCTAGTTAAAGGGTATGATTTTAAAACGGACCTTGGGCCACTTCCCGGTGTTGATCCTAACTTTACACTAGAGTCAACGCAGCAGTTTACGCCTAAAATGACTACTGAAGTACCTAAATTTGATGTACCATCATCCCCACGTAATTATACAGATACCGCATACAACTATGGTACACAGATGGATACTACTCTATTTCCTGCAACCGTACAAGACCAAACACAACAAGCTTTTGCGGGAAGCACGTACGATACCGTGCCTGCGTATTCGACTAAGCAACCACCCGCACCTGTTGCTGGGGCACCTGTCGCACCTACCTTTCCTGTAGACCCACGTCTTTCTATCTCTAGTACAGGTCTTCCTGCTGCTACAGCACAAACATTTAACCAAACCTTTGCAACAAATCGTGCAGCAGGTGCTAAAGAGTTTAGCTATGACAGAGATGGCGATGGTAAAACAGAAAGATACACTACTGATCTTGCTAAACCAGCTGAAGCGGCTAAAGCAGGTTCTAATAGTCTATACCAAACTGCAGCAAATTTGTTTACCCCCGGTGATGATAAAGAATATGTAGGTGGTGAGATTGTTACTACCGGAAGTAGTAAATCTAAAACAAAGACTACTCCCGCTGCAAGTAAAAACGTTGCCACTGCAAATGTTATTAATAAGACAAGTGCTCCTATAGCTAAAGCCAATCAGGATAGATTTGGAGATGCTGGTGCAGGTAATGTGTGGGCGGTACAACCGGGAACTAATGCAGTCACTAAAGTAAAAGCTGCAAAAGTTGTAGGCTCACGTAGTAAAGAAGCTGTACAGGCAGACATCAATAAAGAAATAGCAAATGGCTGGACGCCAAGAGCTAACGAACTTGTAAAAGAACGTGCCGCTGCTCAACCTGCACCTACACCAGTTGCAAGCAGCAGTAATAAGGACAGCGGAAACGATGGTGGCAACGAAGATAAAATTGTATGTACCGAAATGTATCGCCAAACCCAACTGGTAGATTGGCAACGGTCTATAAAGATTTGGGACATATATCAAAAAAGGCACTTGACACCCCTACATCAAATAGGTTATCATTGGTTATTCAAACCTTACGTTAAAGGTATGAAGAATAGTTCTATACTAACTAAGTTAGGTGCAGCTTTAGCCAAACATAGAACACAACACCTTCGTCATGTACTTACTAAAGGTAAAGCTAAAGATGATATTTTAGGTAATATCTGGTGCAAGATTGTACACCCATTAGTATACGTTGCGGGTGTCATTAAAGAAAAGATAGGTAAATAGCATGGAAGAAGAAACATATACATTTGGAGAGTACTTCAATGAAGTCCAAGGCCGTGCTGCTGAACTATCAGATGAAGAAAAATCTACATTAAGTTCCTTGCAAACATCTCCTCAAGGTGCTATACTAGCAAAAGTATTAGGTCCAGACTTGACAATGCTTAGTTCAATGCTTACACCTACACCCAAGCGTGGCTTAGCGGCACGTAGATAATCCGCTATATTTGACTGGCTACCCATCCCCCTGACAACACACTAGGCTACGGCGGCCCCAGTAAGAGAGAATAAAATGAACGATACTATTATGGCAGAAGAAATGCAAGCCCCTACTAAGGTAGCCTTTGCAAATCGTAAATACTCTAATGAAGACAAACGTAAAATAGAAGAAGAAGAACTAAAAAAACTTATTGCGGAACAAAGTGGCGAAGCTCCTGAACAGGAAGATGAACCAGTAAACGCAGAAGATAAAAGCTTTAAGAAACGTTATGGCGATCTTCGCCGCCACATGCAAGAAAAAGAAAAAGATTGGGACGATAAGTTTAAACTTATACAACGTCAATTAGAGCAATCTACTAAAGAAGAAATTAAACTTCCTAAATCCGATGAAGACATTGACGCTTGGGCAAAGCAATATCCTGACGTAGCGGCTATTGTAGAAACTATTGCTATTAAAAAGGCACGGGAACAATCTGCGGGTTTTGAAGAACGGGTAAAAGAAATTGATGAGATGAGAGCTAGTGCCGCACGTGAAAAAGCTGAGTCGGAATTGCTGTCTGCGCATCCAGATTTTGGTGATATACGTGACAGTGACGAGTTTCACAATTGGGTTGATGAACAACCTAAGTGGGTACAAGACGCTCTGTATGAAAATGATAGTGATTCCCGTTCTGCTGCACGTGCAATTGATTTGTACAAAGCGGATATGGGTATTAAAACAAAGAAAAGTGCAAGCCCCAAAGACGCTGCACGTTCTGTAAATAGTCGTAATAATCGTAGTGTTCCTGACACAAGCAACTCCTCTGGTACTTTTAAAGAGTCTCAAGTAAATAAAATGTCACCGCAACAATACGAAAAAGCTTCCGATGCTATTATGGAATCTATTCGTACGGGTAAATTTATTTACGATATGTCTGGTAATGCTAGATAAACCTATTGACATATAATTTATTTATGTTATAACTATATGTACAATGTAGTAGTGTGGCCCCTACATAGGACTACCCACACTACAACTAACTAAACTTCCCGCAAACAACAATAACGCTTTCGGACAACCTAATGTCTCATGGCCCGTTATACTAGAAGGTAGGCCAACTTTCTTGTTAACGCACCCTAGTAGTAATTAGCCTCTGTATAAGTCATTAGTCGTTTGCATCTGTATCTAATGCTAGGAGAATTAATATGGCATTCGGAACCGCTGCTGGTTATGGCAATTTACCAAACGGTAATTTCTCACCAGTCATTTATAGCAAACAGGTGCAACTTGCATTCCGCAAAGCATCTATCTGTGAAGCTATTACTAACTCTGATTATTTTGGCGAAATCGCCAATATGGGTGACTCAGTTAAAATTATTAAAGAACCTGAGATCACTGTTCAACCTTACCTACGTGGTACAACTATTACACCACAAGACTTGGACGATGAAGATTTCTCATTGACAATCGACAAAGCTAACTATTTTGCTTTCAAGGTTGACGACATTGAGGAAGCGCACAGTCACGTCAACTTCCAAAGCCTTGCTTCGGATCGTGCTGCGTATCGTTTGTCTGACCAGTTTGACCAAGACGTACTTGGTTATCTGACAGGCTTCAAACAGTCTGCAACCCACGGTACACCTGACACCGTTAACACAACCACTAACGGTACTGTTGCGGTTTCTACTGCAGGTACTGACGAATTGTTGTCTTCAATGAAAATTGATGCAGCGTCATTTGGTGGTACTGCAACGCAAGCTCTTGCTCTTGCAGCACGTACTGGTGGAGCTACAGACGCTACACCTGCCGCTGGTGATACTTTTCCATTGACAGTTATTGCACGTATGTCTCGTCTTCTTGACCAGCAAAACGTCGATACACAAGGTCGTTGGTTGGTAGTTGATCCCGTATTCATGGAACTTTTGAAAGACGAAGATTCTCGTCTGTTCAATGCTGACTTCGGTGGTTCTGGTCTCCAGAATGGTCAAATCGGTATGAACATCCACGGTTTCCGTGTATACCAGTCTAACAACTTGCCATCGGTTGGTGATGGTCCGTCCTTTACAGGTACGAACTCTTCTACTAACTACGGTATGATTGTTGCGGGACATGATTCATCTGTTGCAACTGCTGAGCAGATCAACAAAACTGAAACATATCGTGACCCAGACAGCTTCTCGGACATTGTTCGTGGAATGCATTTGTATGGTCGGAAAATTCTTCGGCCTGAAGCCTTGGTTAACGCCAAGTACCATTTAGCATAAGGGAGAATAGAAAATGGCTACTATTTCAACACTATTGTTACCTGCTCACGGTAGTTCACAACGTGGACGTGCACCGTACATGGTACAAAAAACTATTGTTCTTTCGGATCAGGCTATTGACTGTTCCGCTGGTGACGTAGTTCAATGCTTAACTATTCCTGCTAACACTCGTGTACTACACGCAGGTGTTTGTGTTGTTGCGTCTGCAACAATGAATACAGGAACAGACGCAACTGTTACACTTGGTGCAGCAGATGCAGATGAGTTTGTTGCAGCGTTTGACATTGACGGTGCGGCTGATGGTGCGTACGCTCCTTCTGCTACACCTGCGGCTGACGTTACACTTGCTGCTGCAGATACGTTGGACCTTACCTTTGCAGGTTCCGGTGCAACATTCTCAGCTGGTAAACTTCGTGTTTACGCTGTAATGATGGACGTTAGTGACCAACGTGACGCCGCTCCTGCGGAAGTAGATCGTGACGCACTTGCGTAAATAAATATTTAGTGGGGCTGTTTCGATGGCCCCACTTTACAGTATAAGGAATACGAAATGCCTAAAATTAAAAAGTATGCTTTGGGTGGTGTAACAACTCCCGAACAAGAAGATAGTCGTTATCGCCCTTCCGCTAATCGTGCGCCGCAAGGTATGTTATCCTCTAGGGGTACTACATCCGCTATGGGTTTGTACGATGGTGGCGTAGTAACTAAAAAGAACTATTGTAATCCCGTAAAAATTACAGACAACCGTAAAAATAAAAAGTAGATGGCTGGAGTTAACTTCAGGACAGCTAGTAAGTTTGCTAGTATTGTAGGTAACTCTGCCAGTACTTCTGGTGATCCCAGTAACGCTACGTTATTATTTACTTGTCCTGAAAGCCACGAAGCTGAAATAGTATTTCTTATGGTAGCTAATGAAGCAACCTCTACAGCAAAAATTGGCATCCAAGTATATCACGCAGAGGATACTACATACCACTTTCTTGTAGCAGAAGAAGCTATAGCAGGAAATAACCACAGGCAGTTTATTGGTGGCGGTCCACTGTTCTTACATGCAGGCGACAAGGTATTACTATTTAGGCACGGTGGGTCAGATGAGTTTGATGCTACACTTTCTGCTAGACTGTACTTCACCCCCGCTAAAAGGCTATAACAATGAGTACATTTCTTAATTTAACAAATGAACTGCTGCGTCGATTAAACGAAGTTCAAATTGATCAATCTGATTTTAGTGCCGTTAAGAATGTTCAGGCACTGGCGAAAGACGCTATAAACTCTGCTATTCGTGAGGCACTTCAGGATGCACAGGAGTGGCCCTTTACTCTTATAACCTATGAGCACACTCTTTCTGCTGGTACTAATACTTATTTATTTCCTGCTGACTATTCAAAGGCAGATTGGGATACGTTTTACATTAAACAACTTTCCTCTAAAAACAACACACCACAAAAATTAGAATTAATTACATACGATCAATACATTTCTAACTTTAGATCAGCAGAAGACACGGGTGGTACAGGGGCTAGAGATACGCCTCAGTACGTGTACATGACACAGGATACAAAGTTTGGGGTTAGTCCAGTTTCGGATGCAGCTTACGTAGTTGAGTACCGTTACTGGAAATACCCTGCAGACCTTGTTTTACATGACGATGAGGCTATTATTCCTGATAGGTTTAAGCATGTAGTTATTGATGGTGCTATGATGTACATGATGTTGTTCCGGTCTAATGAGCAAAGTGCTTCTTTGCATAGTCAGAAGTTTGAAGACGGTATTAAAATGATGCGCAGACTTCTTGTTGACCAACCTGTAAATGTACGATCTACAGTTATGTATAGGTCTTCCTATAATTTAATATCAGATAAAATATAAACATGGCGGATAATCTACAAACTTTTGTTTCTGTATGTGCTGGGGGGCTAGTAACTAACGTAGACCCTTTGACGCAGAGCAATTCTTTGTCTGGTAGCGCAATACGTTTAATTAACATGGAGCCTTCTCTTGAGGGTGGATATAGACGTATAACAGGTTACGCAAATTCTTATGGTACACTTCCCGGTACAGAAAAAGTACTAGGTCTTGCCGTAAATGGCGAAATAAATCAGGGCATACTGGGGTGTAGAAAGCCCTCTTCTGGAACTAACTACTTACATTGGTACAATCATTACTACGATGTAGCTCTTGGATCAGGTGAGGGAACGGCCTTTAGTGTAAGTGAGTCTCTTACTGCGGTAGTTAGCTCAGGAGATAGTACTGCAACAGCAGTGACTGGCACTGTTATATCTAAAACCTCAAACGCTATTGTAGTAGACTTTGGTAAGTTACCCAGTTCTGTATTTGCTACAAGCAATATTATTACAGGAGTTACCTCTGCAGCAACAGGTACAGTAGCAAGCACACCTACTGTAAAAGGTTGGCAGGCTGTAACGTCAGCTGGTAGTCCTACAATGACAGGTGTTGACGTTGTACGGTTTGAAAGATACAACTGGACGGAAGAAGTACTACTCCTTACAGATGGAATTAATCCTGCCGCTAAGTATAATGGAACTAACTATGTGCAGATTACCCACGCTAACGCACCTAACAACCCTAAGTTTGCTAGTGCCTTTGCAAATCATCTTTGGTTAGCGGGTGATCCTGACGAACCTTTTAATATATACTTTTCTTCACCTAACTCTGATATAGACTTTGATCCCGGTAATGGTGCTGGCGTTATTAACATTGGTTTTACCGTAACCCAATTAAAATCTTTTCGTAACCAACTTTATGTATTTGGTCAAAACCAGATTAAAAGAATTGTTGGAGATAACTATTCTAACTTTAGCGTAGAAAATGTTACTAATGACTTGGGTTGCGTAGCGCCTGATACTGTGGTAGAATTTGGTGGTGACATTATCTTTCTTGGACCAGATGGTATTCGCCCCATTTCAGGTACTTCTAGGATTGGTGACGTTGAACTTGAAACAGTATCTCGTGAAATTCAAAAAACCTTTGAAAACTATACAGCCAACGAAGACGTAACAAAACTAAAAGCTTTGGTTATACGCCGTAAGTCTCAGTTCCGTTTATTCTTTGAAGCTAATACTTCTCTATCCCTCCTAGCAGCTATTCGTAAAAGTTCTTCTGCACAATCTACTTTTGAGTATAGTCAACTTGTAGGCATTGAAGCAACTTCCGTAGCTAGTGGTTATATAGGCCAGTTTGAATTTGTACTACATGGGAACAGTTCAGGTAAAGTATTCAAGCAAGAAGAGGGTAATTCTTTTGGTGGTGATGATGTACTAAGCGTATACCAAACACCGTTTTATTTTATGGGCGACCCAGAACTACGTAAGATATTTTATAGAGTTAAAACTTTTCTAAAGTCAGAAGGTGAAGCTACTATAGCTGTAGGCATTGAGTATAACTTTGGCGACTCTGAAATTGCTACACCTTCAAACTTTGATTTAACTACAGCGGGGGCCGCATCTTTCTTTGACGCAAGTTCTACACTGTACGATGAAACAGATATTTACGATGGAAACCCTACACCAATCCGTGTTACTAATATAAGTGGTTCAGGCGATTCTATTTCAATAGCGTACGTTACAAACGGTACAAGTCCTAGTCATACAATACAAGCAATTTCTATTTTGTATGGACTAGGTGACAGGAGATAAAAAGTGGCAGGATATACAAGACAATCTTCAGCAGATATTATTGCAACAGCTGTTGTACGTGCTAACCCGCTGAACGTAGAGTACAATGCATTGAGAGATGCATTTAATTCTAGTAGTGGACACAAGCATGATGGTACAGCAGCAGAAGGTGCCTATGTACCACTAATTGCTGACGCAGACGCACTTAATAAAGTTGCTATTAACACAGCTAACAATCGTGTTGGTGTATTTGTTGAAGTGTCTAGTGCTGCCGTAGAACAAATACGTATTCAAGATGGTGCCATTGTACCAGTTACTAACAATGATATTGATCTTGGCACAAGCTCCCTAGAGTTTAAAGATTTGTATATTGATGGTACTGCACACATAGATACGCTTGATGTAGATGCAAATGCTGGTATTATAGGAAACTTGACGGTTAGTGGTAACACTATTCTTGGTGATGCCGCAAATGATACTGTTACGATTACTGCTGACGTTGCTTCCCCCCTAATACCTTCCGCTGATGATACACATGACTTAGGTGCTGTAGGTTCTGAGTGGCGTAACCTATACGTAGATGGTACTGCTAACATAGACGCCCTTGTAGCTGACACTGCAGACATTAATGGTGGTACTGTTGATGGTGCTGTCATTGGTGGAGCTAGTGCTGCTGCTGGTACATTCACTTCTTTGAATGCTTCGGGCACAGCTACACTAGCTACAGTAGATATTAATGCGGGTAACATTGACGGTACTGTTATTGGTGCTGGTTCTGCAGCTGCTATTACAGGTACTACAATTACAGGTACATCGCTTGTAGGTGCAGTAACAGGCGATGTTACAGGTAATGCAGACACTGCTACTGCACTAGAAACAGCAAGAACTATTGGCGGTGTATCATTCAATGGTACAGCTAATATTAACTTGCCGGGTGTTAATACTGCAGGTAATCAAGACACATCCGGTACTGCAGCAGATGCAACGGTACTTGAAACTGCTCGAACAATCGGTGGTGTTTCCTTTGATGGTAGTGCCAATATTAATCTTCCCGGTGTTAATGCTGCGGGTAATCAGAGTACTTCAGGTAATGCCGCTAGTGCAACTATACTAGAGACAGCTAGAACTATTGCTGGAAACTCTTTTAACGGTAGTGCTAATATCACTATCGCTGCTACTGACTTATCTGATACAGACCAAAGTCTAGCCACAGGTGATAATGTTACGTTTGCTTCTGTCACAGGTAATCTAACAGGTAACGTAACATCTACAGGTGCTAACTCTTTTGGTTCAGTCACAGTTTCAGGTGCAGCAACCTTAAATGGCAACACCATAATTGGTAATGCTGCTACCGATACTGTTACAGTTACTGCAGATGTCGCATCTAATCTTATACCTAGTGCAGATAGCTCGTATAGTCTTGGTGATAGCTCTAACTATTGGTCGCATGGATACATTGATGCTATTACTACTACAGGAAATGTAATAGTCGGTGGTGACTTAACTGTCAATGGTACAACCACTACAGTAGCTACAACTAACATGACTGTATCGGATGCCCTAATTGAATTGGGTACAGGTACTACAGGTACTCCCGCTAATGATGCAGGTATTGTCATTGAACGTGGCGATGCAGCTAATGCCTTCATGGGCTATGACGAAAGTGCTGATAAGTTTACAGTAGGTACGGGTACATTCACAGGTGCCTCCACAGGCAACCTGAGCATCACTACAGGCACACTTGTAGCTAATGTCGAGGGTAACGTCACAGGTAATGTAACAGGCTCCTCAGGATCAACAACAGGTAACGCAGCTACAGCTACAGCATTAGCAACAGCCCGTACTATTGGTGGCGTTAGCTTTGATGGTACAGCTAATATAAACCTTCCCGGTGTTAATGCATCAGGTACACAGGATACATCTGGCAATGCAGACACCGCTACAGCACTAGCGACTGCACGTACTATCGCTGGTCAATCGTTTGACGGTACAGGTAATATCTCTATCGCTCCTACCGATCTTACTGGTGTAAACTCTACTGCCACTGAATTAAATATCATGGACGGTGATACGTCAGCTTCCGCTACTACTCTTGCAGATGCGGACAGAGTTGTAGTTAATGATGCTGGCACTATGAAACAGGTAGCACTGACAGACTTTGAGACATACTTTGAGGGTGCATTAGATACACTCAGTAATGTAACAACTGTGGGTGCTCTTAATAGCGGTAGTATTACAAGTGGCTTTGGCGATATTAATAATGGCTCAAGTGCTATCACTACAACAGGTACAGTAACATACGGTAACTTGTCCGATGGTACTATTACTATTACAGGCTTCGTAGATGAAGATAACATGGCATCTAATAGTGCTACACTTATACCTACACAACAATCTGTAGAGGCTCGTATTCAGGCTGTAAGTGCTACAGCTAATAACGTAACTGGTCTTAATGCTACAGGTACAGAGCTAAACACTGTAGCTGACTTTTCTGCTGTAAGTGTAGATACAAGCACAGCAATAGCTAGTAACGATGCCCTATTAGTATTTGACAACGGTAACGAAATAGGTTATCGTGACGTAGACTTACTTGATACGTACTTCTCAGCTACAACTAAAACACTTACCAATAAAACAATAACAAGTCCTATCCTAACAGGTATGCACCTTAACGACTCAGGGTTTACTGTTGAGGGTTCCAGTGCAGACGGTAATGAAACTACTGTAGCATTTACTAACCCTACCGCTGCTCGTACTATTACATTTACGGATGCAAGTGGTACTGTTGCTTTTACATCCGATATAAACGTAACCAACGTAACTGCTGCTGGGGCATTAATGGATAGTGAGGTTACTAACCTTGCCCAAGTAAAAGCATTCAGCTCTGCTGACTACGCTACAGCTGCACAGGGTACACTTGCAACAAATGCATTACCTAAAGCTGGTGGTGTGTTAACGGGTGCTGTCACAACTAACTCCACATTTGATGGTGTAGATATAGCTGTTAGAGATGGTATTTTAACCACCACTACAACTACAGCTAATGCTGCCTTGCCAAAAGCTGGTGGAACAATGACTGGCAATATAGTAATGCCAGCATTAGGTACTGTAGATGGTAGAGACCTATCAGTAGATGGGGCCAAGCTAGACCTTATTGAGGCTTCGGCAGACGTTACAGACGCAACAAACGTAACTGCTGCTGGGGCATTAATGGATAGTGAGGTTACTAACCTTGCCCAAGTAAAAGCATTCAGCTCTGCTGACTACGCCACAGCTGCACAGGGTACTACAGCAGATAATGCCCTCCCTAAAGCTGGTGGAGCTTTAACGGGTGCAGTGACAACCAACTCAACGTTTGATGGACGTGACGTTGCTACTGATGGTGCAAAGCTAGACACAATAGCAACAAGTGCAAATAACTACGTCCACCCAAACCACACAGGTGAAGTAACATCTACTGCTGATGGTGCTACAGTTATTACAGATAACGTGGTGGACGAGGCCAATCTTAAAGTTTCTAACACTCCTACTAATGGTTATTTCCTTTCAGCACAGTCAGGTAATACTGGCGGTTTAACTTGGGCGGAAGCTGCAAGTGGTGCTGATCTTTACGCTGAAAACCCAAGCAGCCCTACTGCACCTTCTGCTACTGGGGCTAATGCTGTGGCTATTGGGAGTGGTTCTAATGCTGGGGGTACAAATGCTGTAGCTCTTGGTGTTGGCAGTGCCGCCGGTGATGGTGCTTTCTGTGCAATCAACGGTGGTGGTAATACCTCTTATGGGGCTGTTGGCAATAGATCAATCGCTATGGGTGAAGCGGCTCGTGCGCAAGGCCAAGACAGTGTTGCTATTGGTGAGAACAGTTTAGCTTCTTTAGCAGATAGTTTTGCTATTGGTTACAATACAGACGCTACCGCTATACGTGCGGCCGCTTTTGGATATAACGCACAGGCCAATGGCTCAAACGCTACGGCCCTTACAAACTCCTACGCATCCGGCACAGACTCCTTCGCAGCAGCTATAGCCAACAACACCTCAAGCTATGGCGCTACTGGGGCTAACTCTATTGCTATTGGGGAGTTAGCTAAGGCAAGTGGGCAAAAGTCTTTTTCTTTTGGATACTCTACTCAAGCTACAGGAACTTATAGCTACTCTTTGGGAAGACAAGCGCAGGCAACGCAAGAGGGTTCTGTAGCAATAGGCTCTTTTGCAAAGTCTGCTATTATCGGCAAAGTGGCAGTCGGCGGGTATAGCCCAAACAACATAGGTGACAGTCAGGCTGGCATTGTAAATCTTTATGCGGACACCGCTAGCGCCACGCCAGAAGCCCTGACCACCAACAACAGCACAGCTTCTACAGACAACCAAGTCATCCTTCCCGACAACTCTGCCTTTGCCTTCCATGGTACCATCGTAGCCCGTCAACAAGCATCCGGCGGAACAGCTTGCGCAGCATGGAAAGTCGAAGGTCTCATCCGCAGGGAAGCTAACGCTGGCACTACAGTGTTAGTCAACAGCGCCATAACCATCCTAGACAATACACCTGCTTGGGGCATGACCCTCTCGGCAGACACAACAAACGGTGGCCTTAAGATCGAGGTCACAGGTGAAGCGGCAACAAACATTCGTTGGGTCGCTACGATCAATACATCTGAAGTAACTTACGCCTAAAGGAGATACCAATGGCTATTCAAAATACAATCTTAGAAAGCGCCAGCCAGTACGGTATCGCTTTCAACAACGCTTACTACCGCATTGCTACAGCGGCTATCAGTCGTCAACGTGGGGATGACCCCAAGTTCACAGTAATGATTGACCTGTCAGCATATGCGACAGCTACACCAACTGATGATACTCGTGAGGTAGACTTCAAACGCTACAACGCAAACCTGACAGACATCGAAGCTGCAACAGGTACTACGTTCCTAGACAAGTGCTATGCTTGGGTCATGGCTCAGGACGATATGAACGGTTCGGAGGCTGTATAAATGTCAGTAACCATCGACTACACAAAGGGTTTCTTTGAGCCATCGCCCGTTGCTGAGAAGGTGGGAACGATCACAGGCACAACTCTTGACCTCACGTCTGGTAACGTGTTTAGCTACACCCCTACGGCTGAAACTACGTTTGTGTTTAGCAACCCCCCTACGACGGGTACTGCCCTCGGATTTACGTTGGGGCTAACTGGCGCTGATGTGTCCGCTTCGTATGACATAGCTAATGCAGAGCCCCCTGTTTATGGGTACTTCAGTGTTGCTGCTCAAGAAACAGCTCCAACCGGCGTCTTCTTCAAACCTGATGGCTTAAAGATGTATGTTATTGGGTATCTTGGAGACGATGTTAACGAGTATGACCTAAGCACGGCTTGGGATATAAGCACTGCGTCTTACTTGCAGAACTTCAGTATTGCTGCTCAAGAAACAATTCCAAGAGGCATCTTCTTTAAACCTGACGGCACAAAGATGTACGTTCTTGGGCAAACAGGAGACGATGTTAACGAGTATGACCTAAGCACGGCTTGGGATATAAGCACTGCGTCTTACCTTCAGAACTTCAGTGTTTCCGCTGAAGAAGCAACTCCACAAGGCATCTTCTTCAAGCCAGATGGCACTAAGATGTACGTTGTTGGGTCCATTGGAGACGACGTAAATGAGTATGACCTAAGCACGGCTTGGGATGTCACTACGGCTAGTTACCTTCAGAACTTCAGTATTGCTGCTCAAGAAACAAGTCCAACAGGCATCTTCTTTAAACCTGACGGCACAAAGATGTACGTTCTTGGGCAAACAGGAGACGATGTTAACGAGTATGACCTAAGCACAGCTTGGGATATAACTTCAGCCAGTTACTTGCGGAACTTCAGTATTGCTGCTCAAGAAACAAGTCCACAAGGTGTCTTCTTCAAACCCGATGGCCTAAAGATGTATGTCGTGGCGGAAACAGGTGATGCAGTCTATTCCTACACCCTAAGCACAGCTTGGGACGTAAGCGCTGCCAGCTTTGATTTTCCCACTGAAGGGTACTTCAGTGTTGCTGCTCAAGAAACAGCTCCAACCGGCGTCTTCTTCAAGCCAGATGGCACAAAGATGTATGTTATTGGGTTCACAGGAGACGATGTTAACGAGTATGACCTAAGCACGGCTTGGGA